TCACCGGAGAGTGGCGCGCGAGGCCCCCCTTCTAGGACTTTTGGGGGGTGGGGGGTGTGGGTGGGCTGTTAGGGCCAGCAGTTGATGGCGAGGTGGGTGGTGGGGGCTGGTTGGTGTTTGCCGGTGACGGCTGGGCGGGTGTTGTCGTGTCGTCCGTCGCCGCGTTCTTTGTTGCAGCGGCCGTGGAGGAGTCGGTCGGCGAGTGTTCCGCCGTGGGTGCGGGCGAGGGTGTGGTCGCCGGCGAGGCTGCCTGATGCGCGGTCGGGGCTGGTGGGGTCGTAGTCGGGGTTGCGGGTGCGGTCGAGGTACATGGGTTTGCCGCACCACCAGCAGGGTGTTCCGTCGACGTGGTGGGTCTTGAGGTGTTTGACCTGCTGTTTGTGTGTGTGTCCGAGTCCCCGTTGTTCGGGGTTGGGGCGGCGTCTGGCCATGGGGTTCTCGTGTCGGTTGGGGGCCCGTCGCGGCGCGGGTGCTGCGTGTTCGGTCCGGTGCGGGGAGGCCCGGTCACCACACGGTTGATGCCAGCCCAGCATCGGGTGTGTGGTGTCGAAGGTGTGCGCGCACGGCCGCGCCGCGACGGGGGAATGAGAAGAGGTGCTGGCCCGTGTGGGCACAGCACCTCAATCTGAGTGTTTAGGATTCGGGATTTGTCAAGGGTTGTCAAGCACCCTCGGTGCGAGTCAACGTGGTTCGAGGGTGCGGGCGAGTTCGTCGCCGAACTTTCGTGTGCCGGGATCTGGGATCGGCCCTACGTCGAGTCGGCCACCGAGGACGAGGGCAGACCGCCAGCGGTCGGCCAGCTCCCGCACCTGCTGGATGGTGGCGACAGCAGCATCGCGCTCGGCGCGTAGCGCTTGTGCCCTCACCGCGGACTCAGGGCCCGTGATGCTCCGGCCGAGCGGAACCCCCAGCGCCCGTCCGAGCTCCTGTAGCCCTGCGATGACCGGGAGCGCTTCGTCTTTCCAGCGTTGAAGCTGATCGAGTTCGTCGAGTAGGCCCCGAACGAGATCAGGCGCAGCAGCGATGAACTCGGCGTTGCGGATGGCGAAGGCTTCTCGTCTCGGCCTATCACCTTGACCCGACCCGCCATCGCTGCAACTTGCGATGTCCCAGCCCATTTCGGAGATGACGTTGTGCAGTCCGTCAATGATATCGGCGTACTTCCACTGGCCGGGGGTGATGCCTTCGAGCCCGGCTCTCGCCTCGTCTGCGACGCTCATCGGTCAGTCCTTCCTGGTGCGTACGCGAAGGTGCTGAGGATCATAGGTTCGTCCGTGCTCGACAGCGTGGGCTCGGCGGACGCGCGGGCTGCTTCGGTGATGGGGGCGAGGATGCAGAGGGTGTCGCAGGACAGTCCTCGTGCGACGTCGGGGGTGGCGGGACAGAAGAGGATCTTCGCGCCGTTGGCGTACTGGATGTAGCGGCGTGAGCGGGATCGGCGTTGCGGCAGTTCGTCGATGGCGACGACGCGGTCGAAGAGGTCGGTGCAGTGGGCGCCCTTGCCGACGACGATCACTGTTCGCCCTTCGGATGTCGCCTGGGACACGAGCTGTTGCGCAAGTTCGGCCTTCGGGTCGGTCATGAGGTTTTCCTTTGCTGTCGTCGGTCCTGTTGTTGTCGGAGTCGGTGGAAGACGTCGCCGGCGCGGTAGAGCTTCTGGCCGTCGCGGGTGCGGCCTCGGACAGGGAGGCGTTCGCGGCGCCGGTACGCCATGTCGTGCACGGTCTTCGGTTTGATGTCGAGTTTTAAGCGGTCGCGGACGACGTCGACGAGTTCGTTGGCGGTGAAGAACCGGCCTTCCAGCTCGGTGTCGACGAGCTGGCGTTGGTAGTCGGTGTCGACGACGCGGCGGCACTTTTTGCAGGTGAGGGTGTCGCCGCCGCGGGACCACAGCGATTGTCCGCACATCTCGCAGTACCCGTGGAAGTGCGGTCGGACGGGGGTGTCGACGGCGGCGAATGCGGTTTCGTGCGCGGCGATGATCGTGTTGGCGATGTGGGTCGCGTTGTCGCACACGGCGAGTGACACGATGTGGCGGGCGAGCCACAGCGCGAGGTAGGGGCTGCGGCGTTCCCCGGGCCAGGTGAGGCCACGTTCGGTGCACACCGAGAGGACGGCGGCCCGGAGCGCGCCGTGGAGTTCGCGTGCCGCTTCGGCCGCAGCGTCGTCGTACGGCATGGGCCCTTCGCTGTCGGCGCGTTTCCCGGACACGCGCTCCGAATTGTCGCGGAACGCGGTGTCGCGGATCAGCGTGGCGTCGAGGTCTTCGGACAGCCAGGAGTGGATGTCGGTGAGTTTCTCGACGAGGCGGTCCTGGGCGTGGGGATTGAGGCCGGCGTCGATGGGCTGGGTCATCGGTTCGGGTGCCTCTCGTTGGCGTGCTGGGTGAATGCTCGGTCTCGGTCGACGCGCATGTTCTCGGAGTAGACCGGCACGGCGGGCCGCTCGGGCTCGGGTGCACGCGGGGGCGTGGGGGCGCAGTCGCAGGCGTCGGCGGCGGCGGCGGCCGGGACCTCGAGATGGCAGCGCGGGCAAACGGTCATCGGATCGATTCCCGCTCCCCGTACTCAGTGACGAGTCCGATCACACAGTGCTCGTGATCGTTGAGGAACGTCAGTGCGTTCCGCAGGTACCGGTCATCGGGGTAGTCGACGAGTTCGGCACGCACAAGCGGCAGGATCACATCGCGTCTGCGGACCAGCTCTCGAACCTTCTCGAGCGTTTCGGTACCGCGGTGCTGCTCGACCTCCTCGTCAGAGGTCAGTGGCGGGTTGTGGCAGGAGCATTCGAGGTAGTGGTACGTGCTCACGCGTCCTCCTTCGGCCAGGTGACGGATGCGAGGCCATTGTGTTGCCAGGTCCCGACGTCGAACGGGAGTGTCCAGCCGGAGTGGAGTGCCCCCATGCCGGCGAGGGTGAGGGCGTCGGCTTCGTCGTGGTTGCTGATGCGTTGCTCGATGTGGGGTCCCCACTGGTCGCGGACGGCGGTGGTGACGCGGGCCTTGCGGTCCTTCGGGTCGAGGCCCCGCACGACCTTCCCCGTCGCCCACTTCTCGCGGGTCGCCGGATTCACCACGGCGACAGGGATTCCGATCGCGTCGAGCTGGGAGACGATGCCGAACCACAGGACCCACCGGTCGATCAGTGAGTGCTGCATCTTCATGTGGGCGGGCATCTCCTCGATGACGACGAGTTCGGTGTCGCGGGGGATCGCCTGGACGACGAACCGGGTTTGGGTGACGATGCGGCGGGAGCGATGGACCCACGACTTCGAGTCGGTGGAGCGGTGCCCGACGGACCGCAGGGTGCGGACGTGAGCGACGTCGCCGCCGTCGTAGCGGCCGAGGATCGCGATGCCGGTGCTGGTGAGGGACGGGTCCAGGCCGGTGATGCTCACTCGACCTCCCTGACGTTGAAACTGCGGTCCTCGACCGTGAGGGAGTACTCGTTTGAGCGCTCGCCCGGATCGATGGCGGTGACGACGCCGGTGTAGACGCGCCCGCCGATCTCGTAGCCGACGGTGTCGCCGCGCTGCGGCATCGCGATGTCAGCAGGCAGGTACGGCGCGCCGCCGGGGATTCGGGTGCGGGCGGGGCGGATCGGACCGCCGTCGTCGAGCGCGAACCCCATGAGTCGGCGCCCGACGGCGCGCATCTCGCGCGGCGCGAGGAACCACAGTCCGAGCTCGTCGAACCAGCGGTCGACGCGGCTGGTGGAGACGACCGCGCGTGAGCGGACGTAATCGCCTCCCGGGCCGTCGATCTCGTGCCACACGATGCGGCCACCCATGTCGTTCGGGCGTTCCGCGTGGACGTCGAGCGTCAGCGGACGTCGGACGGCGTCGTAGGTGTGGAAGGCGTAGCTCAGATCGTTCTCGCGGTCAGGCTCGAGAGTCGTGATCCCCTGGATTTGAGCGAGTCCTGATCCGACCCGCATGACGAGGGTGAACGGGCCGCGACGTGTGACCTGCGGTCGGTTCCATTCATCGGCCTCGTCGCGGTCGTTGAGTTCGAACTCGATCTCCTCAAGGTGACGGTGGGCTGGGATGTCGAGCCGCCACCAGCGGGCCGGTCCACGCCACTGTCCGAGCTCGGGCGTGACGCGTCCGTCTCGGATTGAGCGGGTCAGCCAGGATGCGGGGTCGAAGTCGTCGGGAAGTTGCCACAGCCCGCGGAGCGCGACCGCGGGGCCGCCGCCGAAGACTGCTCGCCACATGAGGCAGTTGGGGCACTGGCAGCCGTCGTCGTCGGTCAGGCTCGCCGTTGCGTCGCAGGTCGACGGTAGGGGTCCGATGAACTCGGATCCCGGGCACAGCACGGTGGAGTCGTCGTCGGCGTGGCGGTAGTCGCCGAGGATGGCCGATTCGGCGTACTCGTACTCCTCGCCGCGCATCCGGGCCAGCACGACGTTCGTGAGGTACTCGCGGCGCATCTCCTCCATGCGGGTGGTGATGGCGAGGCCGTGCCACGCACGGCCGCAGTGCCCGCACCGTCGGTCGGCGTCGGCGGCGCGCCGGGCCTGCCCGCTTTCGCCGGCGGCGAGTTGTTCGTCGATGAGAGCGTCGATGTCGTCGACGATGTCGCGGCCCGTCACTGGTCAACCTCCGCGGCGGTGAGCTGTGACCAGCCGTATTCGAGCAGCAGCAGGTTGCCGACGATGACGAACCATGTCCACCAGTGGTCATCGCCGAGCGAAGTGCCGAGACTGAATGCGGCGAGTCCGATCAGGCCCGCGGCGTGCTTGCGGCTCACGGTTCCACCACCTGGGCGTCGGTGACCTCGTCAGGCTGGTGGCGGGCGATCTCGTCGCGGACGATCTGGGCTGCCTCGTGGATGCCGGAGAGGGCGAGGCCATTCACGGCGAACCCGAGGAGCGCGCGGAGCGCATCGGTCGGGACGTCTTCGGCCGACGGGCCGCCAGCTGGGAGGCGGCCAAATCCGTCGGGGTGCCGCATCACGTGGATGCGCCACTCGATCGGCGAGTCGGCGCTGTCGCTGGTGTCGACGGCGACGACCTTGGAACGCTTCTCGGTGCTCACAGTTCCGTCACCTCCTGCATGACGTCGCGGATGGCGTAGAACCGCATGTCGCACACCGGGCACACGGGCTGGGGTGCGCCCTTCTTCGTGAGGGTGCGGCGCACGTGGTTCCGGACGACCTGCACGCAGTGCCCGCACAGCAGCGTCACGTGGTGGCCGCACGTGTGGTCGTTCGGCGTCTTCGGCGGGTGCATCAGCACGCGGTGGGTGGCGGGCGCGGTGCACACCACGCGGGGGCTGGCCGAATCGCACGGGATGTGCGCGGCGAAGTCGGGCAGGTGGGGCTGAGTCACGACGAGCTTCCTTTCGAGGCTGAGGCGGCGAGCTGTTCGCGGACGAGCGCCATCCCGCGGGCGGCGCGGGCAGCGGTGTCGGGGTCGTGGTCGCACACGCGGTTCCCGCGGTAGCCGTTGCTGTCGCACAGGTCGCAGTTGGCGATCTCGGCGGCGCGCAGTTCGGCTGCGGTGCGGGCGGCTTCGGACTGGGCGGCGGCGGTGCGGCGGCGTTCGCGGTCGGCCCACTTCTCGTGCGCCTTGCGGAAGTTGGCGCAGGGACCGCAGGGCGCGGTGTGGTCCGGGTCGTCCGCGTGGGCTTTGCAGCGGGCTGGTGGTTCGGGGTCGCCGTTGGGGGGTCCGATCGGGTGGGGTGCGGGCTCGGACTCGACGACGTCGGGATCAGCCTCGCGCGCACGCGAACTCCCCAACGTAAGTACTTCGGAAGGTGAGATAACCCCAACCTCAACCCCAACCGACCCTTCCGGTATCCCTTCGCCGATCCCTTCCGCGATGGGTTCCATTTCCCCAGGTCGCGTGATCCCTTCCGTTAAGGGTTCCCGCATCCCTTCCGGAAAGGGATCGGCGAAGGGTTCCGGAAAGGGTTCGGTGATCCCTTCGGACAGTCGGTCGAGATGCGCTGAGGCGGCGCCGAACAGCGCGTCGAGTTCGGCGGCGAGCTTGTCGCTCTTGGTCTCCGGGACCGGCATGCGTGAGAGCTCGCTCAGCATCACCGCGGCGAGCTTCGGTGACTCGATGTGCGCCAGGGCCCGCAGCCCCGACTTGAACGTGTTGGGCTGCTTGTACACCTGGTCGACGCGCATGAACGACCGCACCAGCACCTCACCGGTGTTCTCGTCGGTGAAGACGTACCCGCGGCGCTCCATCCGGATGAGGATCTTCTCGAGATCCGCTTCTGACGGCACACCGAGATCGGTCGCCATCGCCTTGCGCCAGCGCCGCATGTTGATCGGCTGGACGCCGGCGTAGTTCAGGGCGGGCTGGCCGAGGAGCACCTGGTACAACCATTTGTCGCTGTAGGGCTGTCGAGCGAAGTCCTCGTCGGTGAACATGGCGAACCACGACTTGACGTATTCACGCGCCACTCTGGGCCTCCTTGTCGTGTAGTCGGGTCGGGCAGTTGGGTGCGTGCCCCTGCGCTTCGGGATGCCACTCGCACCACAGACACCGGCGGTATCGGATCCGCTCGGCGGTCGAGAGGACCCCGGGCAGCGGCTTCATCTGCTCGCTCATCGGGGTCCACCGCCGTTCGCGATCTCGAGCAGCACATCGGCGTGGCACGGCTGGTCGGTCGGGCACCAGCACACGAGGTCGTGGCCGAGGAGATGCTGTCGGATCTCACGCTCTGTCGGCGGATTGAGTGCATCGAGGTGGTGCACTGTCCCGTTGAGCCACCGGCGGTACAGGTCGACGGCGTGGGCACGGTCTCGGACGCGCAGGTCCTTGGCGCCCGACATCGTCTTGCTGCGGTAGTGCAGACGGTCGTAGACCTCGCCGACGACGAACGGGTTGCCCCACTTCGTCGGCCGGCCGACGTACACCGCACCCTCGGGCATCCGCCAGCCCTTCGCGCGCTGACGCTGGATTCGTTGCGGCATCAGCGATCACCGCCGAGGGGGAAGGTGTCGCAGAGGTATTCGGTGGGGTCGGCGTCCGCCATGGCGCCGCCGGGCCGATAGCGGTAGCGGCGGACCGCGGGACCGTCGATCTCGGGGACGTAAGTACGCACTGGGCCGGAGTCGAGGACGTCGGTCCAGTCGTTGCACACCGGACCTGTGGTGACGAGTTCGTGGATGACGCTCCAGCAGTGAGGAGTCCACTCCGCCTCGGAGAAGTCATTCTCCGGATCGGTGTCGGTGAAGGTCCAGATGATGCCCTCGCGGTCGATGAGGACCGTGGCACGATCGGGCTCCTCAAGGTGCCACACATGTTCTGGGTACTTGCGGCGCGCGGCGTCGACGAGCGCCGCGTCGTAGATGGCGGCCTGCCTCGTGTATTCGGCGTGCGACAGGCCCTCGTCGACACCGGGGATGGAGTCGACCAGCTCGGTGAGGTCGAGCGCGACGCTCGTCAGGTCCAGCAGGCCGTGGGGTGTCTCAGTGAGCGGCATCGGGGGCAACCGTCCTGTTTCTCTCGTGTCGTTTCGCGGTTCGGCATGGCTCACAGGGCGTTTCGCCGAGGCGGTGGTGGTTGCGGTAGCCGCTGGCGGTCCCGCATGACTGGTGGTGATGTGTGGGGAGCTCGAACCCCATGGCGTCGAGGTCTTTGTGGACGGTGCGGAGCGGGGCGCCGACCTGGCGCGCGATGATGCGTGGGTGGAGTCCCTTGTCGGCGAGCACGCCGACGCGGACCTGGCGCTGAGCGATGGTGTCCTTCGAGCGGTCGGTCATGACACCTCCTGGAAAAGGTCGAGTTGTTCGCCGGCGTAACCGGCGGTGTGGCATTCGCATTCGCAGGTGTAGTGCTCGATCGGTGCGGCGATGCGTGCGCTGGTGTTCGTGGTGTGCTGCGACCAGCCGGGCCGGAACGTCGCGACGATGCCGCGGGGGCTGACGCGGCGGTGTGCGCGGTCTCGCCAGCACACGAAGTTCGGAGGGGTGTGGGCGCCGATCCAGCACGCCGCGTGATCACTGGTGGTGCAGTGCGGCGAGGTCGGCGGGATGGTGCTGCTCGGTGGTGTTGCGAACCACTCGGCGCGGGCCTGCTCGAGTTCGCGCGTGCCTTGGAGGGCGATCGCTTCGAGGGTGATGCGGTAGAGCGCGGGGATGTCGCGGGTGTTGACCGGGTAGACCCGCCACGCGACGAGCGCGCGGGCTCGTAGCTCGTCGGGGAGGCTGTCGGCCCACTTCTGCACGCGGGTGAGGGTGATGGACGTTTCGCGCTCTGGGTTCCACTGGGTGGGCCACCAGCCGGTTAGCTTGTTGCCGCGCACTCTGTAGGAGAATCGGCCGTTTCCGCCGCCGCTCATGCTGGTGCGCACGTGGTCGGTCATGCCGGACGTCGCGACGATCGGAGCGATGACGCGGTGCGCTTCGCGGAGGAGTTCGCGCTCGTCGGCGGTCAGGGCGAGGGTCATGATCGCGTGCTGTCGAGTAGGTCGCGGTTGGCTTCGCGGAACGTGTCGCCGTTCTGCTCTATCCATGCCGCGGTTGCCTGTTGGCGTCGCGGGAGGGCCAGTCCGTCCCAGCGGTTTCGCCAGGTGCCGTCCTTGAGGAGGTAGGCGCTGGTGCCGTCGTAGACGCCGGGGATCTCGACGGCGATCGCGATGTCGTCGGTGGTGAAGTCGCTCATTCCGACCACAGCCAGTCCCAGCCGTCGTTGTACCAGCGGATGAGCTTCTCGTTGATCGCCTCCATGTCGGGTCGCTCAGGCAGCGCCGCATGGTCGCGGAGGTTGTTGAGCTGCGCCAGAAGGTCATCGGCGCGGTCGAGCGCCTCCTCCTTCGTGTGCTTCCCGGCGCGGAGCTCGGTCAGCCACGTCCGATCCGGTTCGGCGATCGGCAACTGGATACGTCCGGTGGTGAGGAGTTCGACGCCCTGCAGACCGAGGCGCACCATGTGATAGGCGAATTTGGTGTCGAACCCGTAGGTGTCGACGAGCTCCGGGCGGTTGGTGCGCTGTGACCGCAGGCCGAGCATCCGTTCCTTCTGTGACACGAGGTATCCGCCGAACTTGGCTGCGACCTGCCGGGTGACGAACAGGTCCGCGGCGGCCTGGATCTCGTAGCTGATCCCGACGGTGTCGCGGTGGACGATCTCGCGGTCCGGGATGAACAGCAGCAGCAGGATCGTCGGGTTGCCGGCCGCGGCGAGACGCACCCACTTCCGCAGGGAGTAGACGACGAGGTCGAGATCGCCTGCTCCGGAGCGGTGGTGGTCGGGCTGGGTTCGGAACTCGTACTGATCGAACGTGTTCAGGCCGATGACGTAGTCGGGTGGCTCGATGCACACGCCCATCTCGTCGCGGTCGTCGGCGCCGGTCGTGACGCCGTGCAAGCCGGAGCCGACCTGGCCCCGCAGGATCAGGCCGCGGTGGGCGATGTCGGCGTTCGTCGGGTTGTTGTGCTTCGTCATACCTGGCCGTTCAGGGTCTTGGCCATGCACTGGGGGCAGACCTCGCCGTCGTCGCCGGAGTACCAGCCGACGGGCTGGCCGGTGATGACCTGCAGGGGGTTGTAGTCGTAGGCGTCGGCGAGGGTGCGTTCGCGCTGGCACAGGCTGCATGTCGGCACGATCGGATCGGTGGTGTCGGTCATCTTGGCAGGTCCTTTCGGGTGCGGTGTGCTGCCAGCCGTGCCCAGCCGATGACGGAGAGCGCTTCGACGATCAGCAGCGCCCACGCGGCGACGAGGAGCAGCACACCGCCGGTGAGGATCGCGGCGAGGGCGAGGCAGAAGAGGGCGAAGTTGGCCACGGCCAGCAGCACGAACGGCATCGGTCAGTCGTCCTTCTTCTGGTCGGAGAACGCGGGCCGGATGACCTGGCCGCCGTCGGTCTTCGTGTCGACGTCATCGCCCTGGCCCTCGCTGTCGGCGGGTTCCTGGTTGATGTAGTCGCGCAGCCAACCGGTGACGACGTCGTCGAGGACTTCGCCGCGTTCGAATGCGGCGTCTTTCGCTGTCTCCCAGAGGCGTTGATCGGAGACGAAGTCGAATAGGCCCTTGGGTCCTTCGTCGACGATCGGGACCTTGCCGCGTTCGTAGACCGACTCGGCGTCGATGTAGTGGACGACCTTGTCCTCGCCGTCCTTCATCGTCTTGTCGTGGATTTCGTGGCAGGTGCCCTTGACGATGAGGGTGACGGCTTCGCCCTTGCCGGGTGGGTTGTCGAGTTTCAGGCCGTTGACGCGGATCTTGATGTACTGCCCGTCGCTGTTGTCCGGGTCGAGACCTGCGGTGGTGGAGGGAAGTTCGGGTGGCGGTTCAGTGGCGAGGGCCATGCGTGGGTCCTTCCGGGTGGTGGATGGTGTAGTTCGAGTTGGGCAGCGACACGTTGCTGAGGGCGTCGACGAGCGCGAGGATCGCGTGGGTCTGCGCGACGACGAGGTGGTAGCCCGCGGCGCTCGGATCGTTCTTCGCCTCGGTCAGGAAGTGCCGAGCGTCGTCGACGTCGGAGTGCTGGCCGGTCATGAGTAGTCCGCCGATCCGGTCAGCGGGGCGAGCGCGGACACCGAGTTCGCGATGTCGGCGTCGCGGCCCTCGGTGTGCAGCTGGGCAAGCAGCTTCGCCATGTCGTGCTGGTTACCCGACGTGCCATACACCTCGGCGATCCGGTCCACCTCGGCCTCGTTGCCCTCGGCGTAGGCGACAGCGAGCTGCGCGATGGCCAGCTCGTAACCCCAGCCCTTCAACTCGAAACGCTCGGTGCCGGCCCGGGCGCGGAAGTTGTTCAGCCGCGCCCGAATCCAGTCCGGCAACCCGGCTTCCAGTGCGGTCCACTCTTCGCGGTGGGCGTCCAACTGCTCGCGCGTACGGCGCTCGAAGTTCTCGTGCTGGCGGCGCGACTCGGCCGCCAGGTCCTCGTCGGTCATCCGGAACCGCCACACGCCGTCCGAGTCCATCAGCCCGGTGATGCGGGAGAACTGAACTGTCTCGAGTGCGAATCGGTCACCCGGGGCGAACGGCTCGCCGATGTCGGTCTTCGATCGGATGAAACCGGTGTGATCGGTCGTGGAGAACTCGTAGCTGTCCCCGCGGTCACGGCATGCTTTGACCGTGTACCAGTTGAGGTCTCGCTGTGTCGCTGCCCAGAACTCGGGGGCGTGCGTGGGCGCGGCGGTCATGAGATGAGTCCGCGGTCGTCGACGGTGCCGTCGGGGTTGCGCACGATGAGCCGCACCGCCGAGTCACCGATCGACTGCAACAGGCGGATGCCGGCGCGACCAGCGTCGGTGCGGCGCTGGTAACCCTCCGGACCGGAACGTGCCTGCACGAGCTGACCGTTGGGCGACATCAGTTTCCAGTGCCACTTCCCCGACTTCGTCGAGTAGACGACGAGGTCGCGGTCCGGGCGCGCCTTCTTCTTCGGCTCCTGGGCGGTAGCGGCGAACTGCGCGGCGTTGGGTGAGAGTTCAGTGGTGGTCATTGGGCAGGTCCTTCCGTGTCGTGCTCGGTGATGAGGCGCTCAACGGTGTCGATGAGCACCTGGTCTCCGGTTCCGGAGTTCTCTCCCTCGGCAACGAGCTGCTCGAGGGTGGTGATGACGTGATCTGCCTGGTCGGCGGTGAGGGCCGTGGAGGGATCACGGTCAGGGAGGAGCGCGGCGACGACGATCCCGCGGCCGGTGCCGTCGTCGGCGGTGAGTCCTGCGCGGGTGAACAGTTCGTTGACGCGCTGGCCCTGCTCGGCGGTCGGAGAGCTGGCCGGCGTCGGCGCGGGTTCGGTGTCCGCGTCGACGACCTGCGAGCGTTCCGGTTCTCCACTCGATTCGGAGGGCTGCTCGTCGGTGACGCCGAGCGCGGCCGCGAGTCCGGCGGCGCCGCGGCCGCCTTCCTTCTTCGGCGGCTCGTCGACGACCTCGGAATCGATCACCGTGTGGTGGGCTGCGTCCTCGAACACGACGCCGGAGAACGTGTCTGGGAATGCGTGGCGCCAGGCCGCGGCCTCGGCGCACTTGGCGAGCTGGTTGGCCGGCATCTTCTTCCACATCGAGTTCGGCTGACCGTTGCTGTTGGTCTGGACGTACTCGGAGTAGTTCGCGATCCCGACGTGCCGCTCACCGTCGCGGATGATGACGAACTTCGCGGCCTGCGGCGGGTTCTTCGTGTCGAGCCACACGTCGACCCAGTCGGTGCCGTTGTGCCAGTACGGGCCGTCCTGGTCGAGCTTGATGCCGAGGGCGTTGACGACGCGGCGGCCACCGAGGCGGTATCCGTCGATGCCGACCTGGATGGTCCACTTCGTTTCCCACCGTTCGGGTTCCCCGCGGTAGCCGCCGGTCTTCGTCTTGCGGCCGATCATGTAGATCTGCTTCTTGAACGGGTCGAGGCCGGTGCTCTTGGCCTGGTGGAAGAACACCTGCAGGTCCCCGGGCGAGGCGTCCTGCACGCCGAGCTGGGCGAGGGCGGCGACCTGCGCTTCGGTGAACTCGGACTGGCCGGGCGCGATGGCGAGTTCGGAGGTGGGCTGTGTGGCGATCGCGCCCTGCTTGGTGGCGATCTCGGTGCTGCTCATGCTGCGGTGCTCTCCTTCGTGGTGATGCTGTCGGGGTCGGTCTTGGTGATCGGGTAGAGCGAGACGGAGCCACGCTGCCCGGGCTGGCGGCGGGCGATCTTCTGCTCGGGGCGGCCGGCTACGGCGTGCTGCGCGTTGCCCATGGCGTCGAGGACGCGGGTCTTGAGTCCGCGGTGCCGCTTGGTGATCGTCTTGAGATCGGCGTCGGCGGTGAGGAAGTCACGCGCGAGGACCGGATCGAGCACGGCGGTCGACCCGTCGATGTCCGGGTGCATCGCCTTGACCGTCTCGTACGTCGACACCGAGTCGTCCAGGTCCGGCGGCGGGGTCTGCGCGACGATCGACGGCCACATGGCTCCGATTCGCGCGAACATCGCTGCAGCGAGCCGGGGTTCGTAGGCGACGTGGTAGATCTTCGGTTTGCCGAACTGGAACCACACGACGATGTCGGCGGGCTCGGACGTCCAGCCGGTGATGTGCTGTTGGGCGATCACCTGGGCGGCGTAGTCGGCCGGCACTTCACCGGAGCCGTCGTCGCCCCACTCTTCCTTGTCGCGTGCGGTTTTCACCTCGACGACCTTGCGGGTGCGGCCGCGCGATGCGCGGAGGTCGAGGGTCGCTAGGTTCGGGAACGACAGGGCCTCGTTGGTGTAGGCGACTTCGCCGCGGGACAGCCGCCACCCGGGGTTCTTGTACAGCCAGTACTCGCGGGCGGCGAGCTCGCACGCGTGGCCGTAGTCGAAGTCGTCCTGGCGGGCCTCAGCGATCGGTTCGGGTGCGACGAGGCCCGCCATCTCGTGCCACACCGTGTACTGCGACCGGAACCGCGATACGCCGAGAAGCGCGGGGATCTTCGACGGCGACACCACTTTCCGCCACTCGTCGCTGCCCGGGGCGGGCGGGTTCTTCACCTCGAGGACGGTCACAGTGCCACCACCGAGAAGATCGCTTCGGACACCTGTGTCACGAACAGCCCGCAGTAGCAGCAGTGGAGGCCGGTTCGAGCGGCTCGCAGCATGTTCTCGAGGCTCGTGCGTTCGAGGGTCAGGTGGGTGTCACACATGCACAGCGTGTAGGTGCCGCAACGGTGGTCCTTCGGGCCATGCATCCGTACACGCCATTCCGCGGGCCGGTCGCAGCCCCCTTCGACCTCTACCTCGCACGCCACCACAGCGTCGAAGTCCGGTAGCGCAGCGTCGATCGCCGCGGGGTTGATCGCGGGCGCGGTCATCGGGGCACCTCCCCGGCGGCGCGGATGGCGTCGAGGCGTGTGACGCCGGACTGTTCGGCTTCGATGACACGGTCGAGCCAGTCGGCGCGGGCGACGTCGGCGGGGGTGGCCCACCGGTGGTTGAGTGACCGCAGCAGCGTCGACGCGGGTGCGATGTTCCACGACAGGCCACGTTCGAGGGCGGGCCCGAGTTCGAGGACGCCGGCGATCATGGTGTTCGGCTGGCCGTCGAGGATGTGGGGCGCCTTGTTGCCGTACGCCGGTGACACGATCGCGCAGGCGTCGGGGTTGTGGTGGGCGAGGGTGACGACACGTTCGACGACGTCAGCGAGGGTGCGGGGTTCGGTCATCACTCGGCCCTCCCGCGCGCTTCGACCTGGCCGAGGGTGTAGGCGTCGATGTACTTGCGGGACCGACCCCGGGGCAGCAGGTGGTTGAGGGCGTCCTCGAAGCCGTCGAGGCCGCCGTCGCGCACCTGGTCGACGTACTCGGCGATGTCAAGGAATGGCAGGGTGAAGACGAGCCCGCCGATCGCGCCGAGCGCGCCAGATTCGACGGTGACGACGACGTCGTGGCCCTGGTAGAGGTCGCTCGCCGGGGTGCGGTCGACCAGCGTCGAGTGGCGGTCGCTACAGAGCGACACGATGGTCGAGTTTCCAGCGATGAGGTCGACGTCCGCCCGAGTATCGATCCGGACGCTGCGGTCCTCGTCGTCGGTGTGGACGTGGTCGCAGCGGTAGTTCGCCAGCCAGGCGGCGCAGTCGCAGTAGGTGCGGCGGTGGTCGCCCGTCGTCATCGCCGTGCCCGAATCCGGTTAATGCGTCGCGACTTCCGGGCCGCCTTGTTGCGCGCGCGGCGGCGTTCGGTGCGGGCGATCCGCGGGTCCGGGATCACCTCGACGGTGCCGTCGCGGTGGGTGATCACGCGGTCGTCGGCGTACCCCTGGTAGACGCCCTGCACCATGAAGTAGCCACGGCCCGGGAAGTAGGCGGGCTTCGTCATGCCGTGGAGGATCGCTTCCTCGTACGGGGTGAGGTCGCGGAAGTTGTCGCGCTCGGCGAACTGGCTGCGCTCGGCGGTGGGCTGCTCGGTGGCGGTGGTGTTCACTGGTCGTCGCCTTTCGGGTAGTCGATGGAGATGACGTTCGTTTCGGGGATCTCGGTCCGAGTGCCGTCGTCCTTGTGGATGACGACCCAGCGGCCGTCTCGGAGGACGTCGCCGCCGACCTGGACGGCGCGGGCTTCCTGGGTGCGGTTGTCGATGTCCTCGTAGCGGACTCGGCCGAAGGTCATCTGGGCCGTCCTTTCTGGCGGGCGCCGCGCGCGCGGCCGCGGCGGCGGAACGAATCGGCTTCGGGGCAGGACGCGAAGTGCGGGGAGAACACCGGGACTCCGGCGGCGCGCATACCGGCGGCCTGCCCGGGGGTGACGACCGTCGCGCGGGGCAACTTCTCGCCGTCCTGCAGCGGCGCGACCGCGAGGTTCCCGTCCGAGGCGGGTTTGTGGTCGACCGGGATCGACCGGCCGTCGCGGGTGACGGCGAAGAACATCAGCTCCGAGCAGCCGCGGCACCGCTTCAACTGGCCGGGACCGGGCACGAACACCGTCGAGTTGATCGAATTCACCGGTGATCACCGCCGATCGGCGGCACATACCGCACGTAGATGCTGGGTGTTTCAGAACCGGCCTGGCGGAGCGCAGCTTCGAATCCGCGAGTGAATCCACCGGTGGCGCGACGCACCTGGTGTCGGAGCGCCGTCGGGGTGGAGTCCTCGGCGCCGGCCGCGTTGTACCGAACCCACCGACCCGGGTGCTGGCGGCAGAACGAAATGAGGTCTTCGCGGACCGCCGGGATGCCGTGCTGTTTGCTGCGAGGCAGGTCGGCGAGTTCGAATGCGGGGCGTCCGTTCGCGATCCGCAGGTGACGGTTGCGGTCGACGTCGGGCATGACGTCGTCGGGGTGCGGGCCGCCGCGACGCTCCGCGCGCTGGGCGCGGCGCTCGTCGGTCCCCCACTGCTGGCGGTCGATGTCGGCGAGGCTCACGGCGTCACCTCCGTCGCCAGGTCGTGGCGGCCGACGAGGTACACGAATTCGACGTCGTCGTCGCACCCGTACTCGAGGTGCAGGGTGGGGATGCCGTCCTGGCACGCTCGGTGGTAGGCGGGGTAGTCGACGACCGTCCAGGTCCATCCCTCGGGGCAGGGCATCGTCTCTGCCTGCGTGAGGAAGTCGGTGCGGATCCGCTGACCGACGGGCGCCGAGACGACCTCGATCAGCTTCTCGTAGCGGGCCGCCGCCTCGTACAGCACGTGCGCGACACCCTGGTGACCGGAGTCGGCGTGCTTTCCGGCCCACTCGCGAAGCTCATCAGGAGCGACGGCCACCTGGACCGTCATCCACTCGGTCATGGCCGGCTCAGCTCGTCGTGCCAACCGATCTTTTGACCGTCGACCGTCACCGAGTGAGCCTCGTCATGACCATCTGGACGCTCACAGAAGAGGTGTGCGCCCATCACCGACGTGGAGCTCGGACAGCCGCCCGACTCTTCCGCAGCCGGGGCCGCAGCTGGTATGTCGACGGAGAACGAGGCAAACGCGCCCAGGCCGGTCGCACCTCGGAATTGGATGGCCGTGTCACCGGAGACACCTCGGTGGCGTGCCTCGGTGACGAACGCCGCGAGGTCGTCCAGGGTGGCGCTCTGTCCGCGCAGGATCACGCGGGTCGCGATGTTCACCATTTCCAGTCCCCCCGTTCCATCCGGCCGATGGCGGCGGTGACAGCTGCCGCGAGAGTGTCTGCGGTCTCAGTGATCTCGCCGCGGGTGGCGATGATGCTCACCCGGTACTGCGGCAGCGGGAGAGGCTCATCGTTGGAACGCATCCGCGAGATGACGAACCCGCAGACCCGGGGGTCGTCGTCGCAGCGCTGGTCGAGATCGTCGAGGAGTGTGGCCGTGTCGTTCATCGGTCCCAGTCCTCTCGGTTGAGCCGGTCCCGGGCGGTGTCGATGACGTCGAGGAGTTCACCGTGGATGGAGATGCGTTCGCCGGTGCGCTGGTTGGTGATGGAGATGCGGCGGGCGGGCTTCCCGACGAGCGAGGTTTGGACGATCGCGAAGTCGACGCCCTTGCGGGCGCACGCGTCGCCGAGCTGCTCGATCGAGCGACCGATGGCCTCCCGCCGCTTTGCGATCTGCTCCGAGGTCGGGGTGTCGGCGACGTTCGACGGGATGTTGGCGCTGTCGTAGCGCGACGCCGAGGTCACTGCGCCGACCCTGACCGGGCGACGATGTAGTCCAGGGCGGTCTGCAACGCGGCGACGACGTTGTCGTCGTGGTAGCGGGTGACCGACAGCGACGCTTTCGGGTCCCGCTGGTCCGGGCCATGGACCGACAGCATGTACTCGTCGCCGTAGTCCCCCTCACGCGTCACGGGGTACCGATTGCTCGGCAGGCCGAGGACGGTGACGGCGGTGACCACCCCGCCCTCGGGGTGGGGCTGGATCGACATGATCACGCTCAGGTCGGGCTGTTGCTGGCGGATGCTGCGGATCAGTTCGACCGCGCCGGCGCTCATCGCTGGCCCCGGAACAGTTCGCTGGGCGGGATCGGCTTGAACGTCCGCTTCGTCATGTCGGCGGCAGGGTCGTAGTCGGCGTCGACGATCCGGTAGTAGGCGCCGTGCACGTCGGGGCCGAGGATCTGCTCCGGGTCGAACTCGGTGCAGTCGCCGCGGTAGTTCATGGTGTTGCTCACTGGTCGACCTCGACGATCTCGCCCTTGTGGACGGTCAGCGCGTCGAGGTCGCCGCCGAATGCGGAGCGGGAGAGGTCGACCAGGATGAGAATTCCGGCGCCGACGAAGAACGCGACGACGGTGCAGAATCCGAGATGGCGGAACACGAAATCGAACAACATTGGGCTGGATTCCCTTCTGAGGGTGGAAATCCCGTCGCCCGGCCTTCCCCATCGAACACGGCCGGACGACGGGGGTCTTTATGTGGAGCGGAGCGCGGGCGCGCGCTCGGTGGGGCTCATGCCGATTCCGCCTGATCGGTGAGGAGTGCCTCGACGTCGGAGCGACGGAAGCGGCGGTGCCCGGTGGGAGTGCGGGTCGAAGAGATCCGACCGGCTCGTTCCCAGCGTTTCAGCGTGTCGACAGAGATTCCGATGAGGCCGGCGGCTTCACCTACGCTGAGCCTGTCATCCGCAGCATGCTTTGTTTGCATGGGTCTAAACCAAGCATGCTGCGGCAGGTGATGTCAACGATGGCAGGCAATGTGAATCACAGAAATTGAGTATTGCCCCGGTTTGCCTGCGTATGCCATGCTTTGTTCATGACTGCAGACGCACACCACGGGGAACACGTCTTTCCGACGTGGACATTGGGTGACCGCATCCGCAAAACGCGGGCGGTTTCAGGGCTGGACCAGCGGGGATTCGCTGACGCACTCGGAGTAAAGCCGGGATCGCTCGCCGGCTGGGAGACTGATCGTCAGCGGCCGCGCGACGTCGTCGCGCTGGCGAAGCGGATCGAAATGATCACCCGCGTCCCGGCCGAATGGGTCCTTGGACTCCGAGACGGCCCGGACGAGGGCGACTCGAGCCCCCTGACGGGTTCGAACCGTCGACCGCTCGCTTACAAGGTCGGCAGCCAACCAGGGGCGACGGTGAGCACGCTCCCCTTGCACAGGGTCGACACCGACAGGGCCGACGCGGCGTGAGCGGCCTGGTGTGGTCCGACGACGAGATCGGCCTGTCCGTCTGGGTCAACGGGCCGTCTGTCGAACTCACGATGGGCGACGGATGGTCGGGCAGGCTGACCGCCGAGGAGGCCGCGAGGATCGACGCCGGCGGCTTCGCGGACGCGATCAGGGTGGCGTGCGCTCGTGCCACAGAGGGTGTCTCTGTCCCCTGAAATGGGACGTTGCAGATTGGTACATCCGTGCCAGTGGTTTCCGATGGCGGATTGTGTTGCCGATCAGTGCAGATGATTGCGTTTTGGGCAACGTGCGTTGTTAGACCGTTATGTGACTTATGAGGCGAAAGTGGTTCCCGTGGCGAACGATATTGAAATGACATCCCACGTTATTGAGGACTGGATCACCCATCTCTACGCCGAGGGCAAATCGAACCGCACCGTGAAAGACCGACGAATCGTTCTCCGCCGATTCGAACGCGATATCGAGACACCCATTCTCGCCGCCACCACCGGTCAAATCGCGGCATGGCTCGGACGTGACGACCTGGCCACCGTCACCCGATCCGTCTACCACTCGATCCTCACCGCGTTCTACAAGTGGGCCATCGCCGTCAAGCTCCGCGACGACAACCCCGTCGCCCCCATCAAGGCGGCGAAGCGACCGCGCCGGCAACCGCGGCCCGTCACGCCCGAGCAGTACCGGCGCCTCCTCGAGGGCGCCGCCGACGACCCCGTCATCACCGCGATGCTGCTGCTCGCAGGGCTGCAGGGACTCCGTGTCCACGAGGTCGCCCGCTTCCACTCCCGACACCTGGACGCGGAGGCCCGCACGATCGAGGTCACCGGCAAGGGCGGATCGTCGTACGTGCTTCCGGCTGCCCAGCCGGTCATCGACCACGCCCGGAGAATGCCTCAGACCGGATTCTGGTTTCCGTCACAACGGGCGAAACACCTCGGTGGCCGTACGGTGTCTGAACGAATTCACCTGCACATGATTCGACATCGGGTCCCCGGTACGCCCCATTGTTTGCGTCACCACTTCGGCACCCAGCTGGTTTCCAACGGCGCCGACCTGCGTGTCGCCCAGGAGCTACTTCGTCATTCTTCGTTGCAAACGACGGCGATTTACGTCGCGACGTCGGACGATCGGAAACGGGAAGCGATTGACCGTCTCGCCGCCTAATTCTGGCGTTGGCTGAGCCGGTTGACGAGCTCGATGAATTTGAGCGCGTCGCCTTCGCCGGTTCCGAGTCCGGAAATGGTGTAGCCGTTCGGCCACGTGACGTCGACGTAGATGTTCTGGACGGTCGTGCCCATCGCGCCACCGACGGCGGCGCCCTTCCATCCGCCGACGGCATACCCGGCCGCCATCTTCCCGGCGCTCTGGTGGTTGTCCACGGCGCCGTAGCGCATGGTGGCGTGGCATCCGGCGATCGCGTACCACTGGTCGGAGTTGCGGCCGAACCCGATGCTGACGCCGTTGGAGACGAGCCCGCCGAACCCGGCTTTCAGCGTCATCTGCTCGCGCAGCTTGAGAGTGTTCATCACGTCGCGGGAGGCTTTCGCCTCGGCCTTCTTGCGTTCCTTCTCGGCGCGTTTCTGGTCATCCATGCGGACGAATCTACGTCCGGGGTCCCGCCGGGTGGCGACGAACGACTCAGTCGTTGTCGTCGAGCGGCTCGAGTTCGCCGCCGAGCTTGACCAGGAACTCGCGAGGGTGCAGGTCGAGGGCTGCCGCGATGGGGCGGACGTCGTCGGTTGTGAGCGCCACCTTGCCGGACATCCGGTGCTGGACCCACTGGTGGTTCTTCCCGACCCGGTCGGCGAGCTGGCGGCCCGACACTCCGGCACGCGCCATCTCGGCGCGCAGGGCCGCTGCGATGACCTGCCGGCCTTCGTCGTCACGCCCCGGCCTGGTTGCCACGTTTCCCAGGATAGTCACTCAGTCCTCCGTTCCCTCTTGACAGGCACCCTAGTGGATGGTTCAGTCATCCACAACGGATGAATCAAGCATCCACCAACCTGGAGGTAGAGATGAGACGAAGTGTGATCGCCGCAGTAGGTGCGGCCGTGGTGTGGGCCGGGATGCTCGGCGGGGTGGGCGTCGCGGCCGCAGCGGAGAAGCCGTGCGTGATGCCGATCGCGGGCGGAGGTGTGGCGCCGTGCCCGCCGCCGATCGTGTCGACGAACGGTGACTCCATCGGTGGCGGCGCGAACACCGATCCGGTGACGATGGCCGGGGATTCGCCGAGCTACAGCTACGAGGCGCCGACCTGGAAGGCCACTCCGGAGCCGGAGCCGACTCCCGAACCGGAGCCCGAGCCGGAGACTCCCGCCGAGTAGCCCACCCCCGGCACGACGAAAGCGCCCCCACTCATCGCGAGTGGGGGCGCTTTGCTGGTTGTCCAGGTTCAGAGCGGGTGTCGCATCATGGGCCTCTGCGATCGGGTTCTCATTGTTTCCTGCTGTGGCCGGGTCGCTTCCGCGTCGGCGATCAGTGTGTGTTCCTGAACCTCACCCGCTCTGAACTTGTGAGCTGACCGTAGCACGCAATCCCGTTGTCGCGCAACAGTTTTCGGTGTCACCACTCGTCGCGGGTGGTGAGCAGCCAGCAGAAGCCGACCCCGCAGATGATGGTGGCGACGAGGTCGAGGAGCATACGGGTTGGACGCAGCAGGTGGGCGTCCGGTTCCGTCGACTTTGATGGGACTTTGGGGGAAGTGACAATGGCCGGGTGATGGATCGCGAGGTGTTGCGCGCCGCGTCGCAGGCTGTGCACTCCCTGATGCGCCGGCAGCAGGCGAACCGCCAGGCACTCACCGACGGCGGATGGGCGCCCCCAGACCCCGAGCTCGAGGCGCTCGGTGTCGAGTGCGACGAGGTGATCTACGGCCGGCGCCCCGAGGCGCCCGACCTCGCCGACCGGCTGGCCGCGGTGCTCGGCGACGACTGGGAGCCGTGACGGTCCCACGTTTCACGTTATGGGCGGTTGGTGCGGTCAGGCCTCGCGGAGCATGATCACCGGGAGCTTGCCCGTCGCGGTCGTGCTGATCGTGACCGTGGCGGGGATCGGGAACACGTTGGCGACGGCGCGGGCGTGACCGGCCCCGGTGATGAGCTTGAGCATGTTGCTCGCGGCGTTGAGTCCCTTGTAGGTGGCGGTGGTGCTGTCGGTGGACAGCACGAGGTAGTACGTCTGCCCCGCGACGAGTGCGACCGCTGGCGAGATCGCCTCGGTGACGGTCGCGCTGGCGCCGGGCCACGGGGTGGAGCCCTTCGACCACAGGCGTGTACCGGCGGCGTCGAGGATGCCGATGTCGTAGTTGCCGGCCGATACGGTTCCGGTCAGCCATTCCAGGACCGCGAGGTTGATGTTGCGGTGCGGGATGATCGGCATGACGATGCCCATGTTCGCGACGCCGATGACCGCCGAGGCCGCAGTGCCGGATACGGCCAGGGCCGCGACGACCGGGTTGCTGCCGACCGTCGAGCAGAAGTCGACCTGGGTCAGCGACGGATTGCCGGGCGCCCCGGCGGGACCGGGCTGGCCCATGCTGCCCCGGCGCGGCAGGACACCGGGCACGACCCACACGCGGTCGATCGTGACGTCGGCGTCGGCCTTGAGCGCCGAGTCGGCCCACAGCGTCAGCCGCAGGTAGGACGCGCCGGGGCTGGGGGTGAACGTCAGCACCCGGTAGTGGAATCCGTCGCGGGCGTAGGCGTAGTTGCCGGAGTTGACCGCCGCCTGCACCCCGTCGGTCCAGCCGAATCGGCCCTGAGTCGGGGAATCGGTGGGCGTCTTGGCGTCACAGCGCACCCGGACGATCGCGGTGATCGGCTTGCCCGCCCACTTCGTGCGGAACGCGGCGCTGAACGACCAGCGGATGTAGGCCGCTGAGCTGGCGTCGACCGCCTGGATACGGCAGGCGTACCCGACGCCGTTGATGGGCTCGAAGTAGCCGGCGCGGGCGTCCTTGGTGACGATCGCGTTGTTGGCTTCCCACCCGGCGGGCAGCGTCGAGGTCCAGTCGGCGAAGTCGCCGTTGGTGATCAGCTGATCGGCGGTGCCCTCGAGCGCGCTGGACTGTTGGGCCCGGACCGCCCCGCCCTGACGGTTGAACGTCCAGAACGGCAACTCCAACTGCGCCATCAGCAGCGACCCGTTCGGTGCGGGCGCATCGGCCGACGTCGTGGGGTGGATGCCGTCGGACTTCATGTACGCCGACAGGGTGCCGCCGGCCTGTTTGATCGCGGCGAGGAACAGCCGGTGCAGGTCGATGACGCCGTACCCGCGCATGGCCGCGATCTGGGCGTACACACGGTTCTTCTTGGCCATCTCCGCGTCGTCGCGGTTGGGGATCTGCAACACGCACACGAGATCAGCGAACGGGAGATCTTGCCGGATGGTCTCGGTGAACGCGAGGTACTGCCCGCGCCAGTGGCTGTCGGTGCTGCCGCCTGCGGTGGTGCCCTCGTTCTTGCCGTGCAGCAGGACCACGATGTCGGGTGCGGTCGCGAGGAGCAGCGCGTAGCGGGCGCCCTGGGCGTAGGAGGCGTTCATGCCTGAGACGGCGAAGTTCCAGATGTGGGTGGTGAACGGGCCGCCCGCGTTGCCGACCCCGGTGCCGGTCTGCACGGTGACCGGCGCGAGCCAGCTCAGCCCGTCGGCCGGGTTGATCAGGTGGTAGACGTAGGTTCGCGAGGGGTTGAGGGCCGCGCGCATGCCGAGGAGTAGGTAGATGTGCTCGACCTGTTCGTTGCCGATCGAATCGCCGATCCACAGCTCGTTGAGGTCGCGGAGGTCTTCTGACTCCAGCGACAGGTATCGGTGGGTGCCGGCGGCGGCGGTGGCCGGGCCTTCAGGCGCGGCGACGCGCAAGCGGGTGGCGGGCATGGGTCAGGCTCCAATCACGAGGACGGTTGCGCCGTCGGGGTCTTCGTCGGTGGAGATGGCTGTGCCACCGCCGCCGGTCGCGGTCCACAGCCCTTGCTCGGTGGCGTCGAAGCTCGCACGCGATGTGCCGTTGCTGTTGCGGGTCCCGGGTCCGTTGATCGGCGCCGGGAGCATGACGAGAGTGCCCGCTGTGTACGCGGTGGAGGGCAACCACTTCGGGGCATAAGCCGCGTCGGCATCCTCCTGGGTGAGGAGTCCGGCAGCGTCGATGCGCGCGTTGACAGCAGCGGCCGAAGCGGACGTGGGTTCGGCGATGCGCGCTGCGACACCGTCGTCAGGGACGACACCCGCCGCGACGTCGTCGACGATCTGCTGGGCGGCGTCGCGGGCGGCGACGGCCTGGTCGCGGTACGCCTTCACCTCGGTGGTGACGAGCGGCGACTGCGGGCCGATGTCGTCGAACAGATCGTTGAGGTGCAGCGTCGTCCCGACGGTCGGCGGGTCGAACGTCACCGACTTCGACGGCAACGTCTTCTTGCCGTACAGCAGCGTCGGCTGAGCCACCCACCGGACCGGGTTCCCGCCGATCGTCGCGGCCAGCCGAATGCCCTCGTTGCCCTGCAAGTCGGTGAGGACACCGGCGGCGACGAGCGCGGGGACCTCGGCGAGGGTGACACTCTCGGACTCACCCGCGGCGCCGGCGGTGACGAATCCCGTGTTCGACGGTTTCGGCGCGAACACCACCTTGCCCGTCGGCCGCACCACATCGGGGTTCGGGTCGCCGTCGACGATGCCGTCATCGACGACGTGCGTCCACAGACCGGTGACGGTCATGTACGTGATCTCAGCCATCAGTGGGCTCCTGTCCGGGGATGGGGTCGGGATCGGCGGGCGGCGGGTCGGCCGGCACTGGTGCGTTGGGGCCCTCGAACGACATCACGGTGACGACAAGTGTCTCGGTGTGCCGCTTCCACGGGTCGTTGGAGGCGTTGAGACCGTTGACGTTTCCCGAGTAGTCGTAGTCCGGGTTGTAGTGGGGGTTCGCCATGGTGCCGCGGATGCTGATCGTGTTCGACGGCAACCCGGGTTGCCCGCCGGAGCCGAAGCTCGCGGTGAAGACAACGGTTGGGAGCTCGTCGAGAGAGAATGTCGTGTCGGCCATCAGTCGGGCAGCTTTCTTCCGGTGAACGAGGCGGACGGGCCGCCTGATACGTGCGAGATGTTCGAGGTGGCGGTGAGGTTGACTACCTCGCCGTCTCCGCTTCGGGTGGTGGGGTAGTTCGGGGACGATGCTGCAACGCCGGTCCGGACGACATTCCCGGCTGCGAGGTACACCTTCACCGCCACGCCGGACATCACTGGCCCGATCATCGCGGAGCCGTCGACGAAGAGCACCCACGGCGAGGACCGCCAGGCGTTGATCGTGTTGCCGTTCGGTGTGCCAGAGAACCCTTCGTCACCGTTGTCGTCGCGGTTCATGCTCGTGGCAGAGATCTCGTACCAGCCGGCCGTCTGGATCGTCGCGGCACCGGTGGCGAGGTCAATGACGACGTCGGTCGATCGGTCGGTGATGGTGTAGAAGTTGTTCGGCAGCAACGCCTGTCCGCCGTGCGCGACAGTGAGCGCGAGCGCAGTGTTGGTGCCACGGCGCAGCTGCCACGACGGGGTCGTCACCGCGCCCCCTGGCGGGAGCCAGTCGGCCATTGCCCACGACGCGATCCGGAAGCTGGCCTGGTCGTAGAACGCTCCATTGAGGTACTCCTGGGAGAATGCGGCGTGGCGGAATGCTGCGCCCTTCGAGACTGACGCACCGACGTCGGTCCACGACAGGATCACCACGCCGTTGAGCAGCACGTAGTAGTTGTCGCCGTGGCAGCGGAACCGGACGATGTCGCCGGACTTCGTGTTCGGGCTGATCGTGGTCCACACGGTCGTCGTGCCGCCGGAGATGCGGCCAATCCTGATGCTGCCCGGACGGACCCAGCAGACCGCGCCTTCGGTGCCGGCCGCGTTGCACCGCAGCCGGATGGTGGTCCATCGGTCCTCGGACCCGAAGATCTTGTTGCCCAGCACGACCGACGCCGACTGCGAGTCGGTTGTGAACTGGTGAATCGGCTGGGTGACCGCCAGGTGCGAGCCGTCGGGTGAATTGTGCAGCAGCCCGGCGTGCCCGTCATCACCAGCGATGATTATGTTCGTCGTTGACCAGTCCGTCGAAGGCAGGGGCGTGCCGTCGGCGCCGGAGAAGATCGACGACCAGGCGTATCCGGACCAGCCGGGGGTGTTGGTCTCGTTCGTGATGTCCTGCAGCTGTTGCTGGGCGGCCATCGCGATCTTCTCGGCGTTGTCCGCGAGGCCGAAGAGATTGGCGACGGCGTCGAACACCGACGCGCCGAGTCCGCCGCCGATCTTCGTGCTGCCGCCGGTCGCCGCGTTCTTGATGTTGTCGGCGACTTCGGTCACCTCGTACCGGGTGCCGATCTCACCGAAGATCGCGTTCGCCTTCTCCCGCAGCGACATGCGGTCCTCGGACTGCGGCGGCGGCATTGTGATCTTCGGTGCGCCGCGTGACGGGATCACCTGAGTCGCGCCGAGGCGATCGGCCGCCGGTTCGCCCTCGGGCCAGTAGTGGCGGTCCCGCCCCTCCGGTGGGGGTGACATCAGACCGTGACCCGCATCAGCCGAATCCGCAGCTGCGCCTTGGTGTTGCGGATCTGCCAAGAGTTGAGGTTGCCCGCCGTCTTCACCGCCGAGGCGTACAGCGTGACCGCGGTGTCGGCCGGGATGATCCCTTCGGTGGAGGCGGGGGTGAGGTCGACGTCGGAGTGTGCGCGGAACGCGACCTCGCGGTAGCCCTCACCGTCCTGTCCCTTGCCGTAGCCGACGAGCGGGCCCGAGGTCGCGTTGTCGGTCCGGAGCTCCATGTCGATCTGGGTGCCCGTCTTAGACGACACGTCGACGCCGCCGACGAAGTCGAATCGGTAGGGCCACGGCTTCGCGGGGATCGCCACCGAGAACAGGGTGTGGCGGGTGTCGGTCGACGCCTTGGTGACGTTCGGGAATCCGCCCGGCCCGACGACGTACTCCTCGGTGATGAACTGCCCGGGCTGCCAGACGAGTTTGCCGTCGTCCTCCCGGTAGGTGAGGACGTCTCCGTCGGTGGGGTCGGAGTCGGCGGCGACGTCGACGGATTCGATGACCGACCCGGACGGGCCGGGCGGGCCTGGATCGCCCTTCGGCATCTCGGGGAGGTCGATACCCACGGCGTACGAGCCGGCCGACCCGGACACGCGCACACCGAAGTCCGGCCCGGCGACCGGGTCTCCGTCGATCGTCAGCGTCCCCGGCGTGAGTGCGGGCGGCGGCCCGACCGGGCCCGGGGTGCCGTACACACCGTGGTAGACGATGAACGTCGCACCGGACCACACGTACTGGTCGTTCGTGTCGGTGTTGCGCCACGCCCAGTTGGTGTTGTCCTCGCCGAGCACGAGGGCCATCGCGTCCAACTCGGACGTCGACAGCTCACCGCGGTGGATCGCACCGGGCGGACCGGGCGGGCCCTGCGTCCCCTCGTACGCCGGCAGACCCAGCACAGCGCGTTCGGCGGCACCGTTCTGCCGTCGGCGGACGTGCATATACGTTTCTGTCATCGGCGGGGCGCCGGCGGGCTGCGGAATCGCGAAGATCTCCAGCTCCACACCGATGCGCTCGATCGGGTCGTCAGCCATTGTGCTGTCTCACTTTCTCTCGCAGCAGCTTCCACGCCTGGTCGGGGTTCTCGCCGAGGACGGAGATGCCGGTGACGCGGTGGGTCATGCGGGTCACCTCACCCGCGACGGTTTCGACCCCGACGTCGCCGAGGTCGGGGGTCGCCTCCCAGTGGCCGAGCGGCACGAAGTCGCGGACCTCGCCCGACCACACGAGGTCCTGGGTGTAGTTGCAGACGGCCTGCGCGACCAGCTCCGAGAGCGGTTCGGGGATCGGCGCGAACGCGTTGTTCGACAGCGGGGTGTTCCGCAGGAACTTCCCGAGCCGCAACACCGTCGGGTCGTCGAGCCCGTACGGCTTCGGCGTCTGGGCGTCGTCGTTGCTCACGGCGCCACCTCGGCCAGTTCTCGCGTCACGCGGTCGGCGGCGTGGTCGAGCATCGACAGCCCGCCGATCGGCCGCCGGTTGTAGATCGTGTGGGTGGAGCGGACGCCGAGGCCGAGGTAGCCGCGGGCGTCTTTCGCGGCCCGGTCGTAGCGGCCCCAGTTCCGCGGGTCCCACCACGTACCCAGCTTGTCGTCGATCTCCGCGCGGACCGTCGGGTTCCCAAGCTTGGCCAGCACGTCCCGCACCCACACGGACCGGTCGGCGAGCTGCATCCGGGGTGTGAGGGTCGCGATGACGCGCAACGGGGACCGCGGCGGGCAGCAGCAGATGACATCGCCCGGGTGGTTGACCGGGATGACGCGCGAGTCGACGTGCTGGCGGCCGCGTTCCGGCGCGGCGATCCCGTAGTCGGCCAGCCCATTCGAGCCGGGGTTCGACGGGTTCGCCACCACCACAGCCCGCTTCACCTGGGGGAACTCGGCCATCACACCGGACACGACAACGTCGTCGACGATGTCTCCACCAGCCGAGTAGCCAGCGAGCACCACGATCGCGCCCGGATGCTCAGCCCGGATGATCGCCAACTCGATCCGCACCTGCGCGCGGCCGAGCCGCTTCGTCGTCTCGTAGTCCGGGGCGAGCGGGTTGCGCTGGCCGTTGACGAACCCGTACGCCGCCGGGTACGGCACCTCGACGTGCGTCCAACCGGCGCCGAGCCGATCCACGAACGGGGTCAGCATGTTTCGGTCAGCCGACTCACCGATCCCGCGAACAGTGACGACGAACCGCTTCACTGGTCCGCCTCCGAACGTGCGCGTTGCTCCAAGCGAGCTGCGTCCTCGTCGGCACGGAATTGGGCGCGGTCCTGCGACTGCATCCGCCACAGGAGCACCGAGAGAGCGAGATACGCGGTCCCGCACGCCCAGTAGTCGAAGAACCGCAACCACTCTCGGCCGGGATAGTCCGGCCAGAACAACGACGCCACGACCTGCCCGACGAGGAGCACCACCAGCACGTTCTTGATCGCGAAGATGATGGTGAGCGCCGACGACCGCCACGGCGATCGCAGGAAGTAGATGTTGGTGTAGATGAGGACCGCGATCAGCACATAGAGTGCCCCGATGTCGCCTGCCTGACGCATCTATTGCCTGCCTGTCTCGATGACACCGAAGAGGGTGTCGGTCCAACGGTTTCGTCGAATCTCAGCGCGCACCTGCTGATCAACCTCAGTGGCCTTCTCGCTCAGCTCGATGGCCCGCGCGTGCGTCTTCTGGGCCTCCACAACGAGTGCGCCCGCCTGCTCACGGGCGCGCGCGGCAGCTTCGGTCAGCGCCGCCTCGCGCGCCCGCTTCTTCCGGCACAGCCACTTCATGCACCACCACCTCCGGCGGTCAGCTCACGGAAGGTTTGGAGCATCTTGAGTGCCCCCTCGCCGGTTGCGGTGTTGTTGCGGATCGTCTCGGCTTGAGCGGCGATGGTCTGGTCCTTGATCGCAATCGCTTCCGCATGCCCGGAAATCGTCTCGGCCTGCTCGGCGATCTTCTGTTCGCGCATCGCGAGGGCGTCGAGGTGCTGCCAACGCAGCACGATCCACCGCTTGTTGACGGCGATGACGAACCCGAGGGCTCCGAGGACCACCAGCGTCCCAACGGTGAGACCGTTGAGAGCGTCCGGTGTCAGCCACGTGGGCACTAGACCGACGCGCCCTGCACGACGATGCTCGGAGTGCCCTTCGGTCCGATGGGCAGCGACGCGATCGAGGTCAGCAGCGAGATCAGTGCAGCGGTGCCGGCGAAACCGGCGACCTGCGTCCAGTTCACATCCGCGAACGTCACCGCCTGGTCAGCCGAAGTCACCACGGGAATCGAACCGACGACCGTGGCGATGAAGGTGCGGCCAGTGCGGATCAGCGCCTCAACATAGGGATTCTCGGCAACGAGCCGGGAGTCGACGAGCGCCAGGAGCACCGTCGCGAGGGTGGCGAGCGCCGCCGACTGGATCGCGGTACCCCACGCTACGGAGACGACTGAGACGCCGGCGACGAGGAACAGCAGTAGCGTCTGGGTGAACGTCTTGGCCGCGCGTTCGGTGACGTCCTCGACGAACGTGGTGAGGCGACTGTGGGCGATGGTGGGTACGGACATGGTCAGTTCTCCTTGCTGTCGGTGGGGTTCTTCACGATTCCGAGCGGGTCGTAGAAGCCGGGGATGCCGAGCGCGGTGCCGATGGCGGCGAGTGCGTCGACGACGGTGCGGTTCCCGAGCTGCGCCCAGCCGGGGAAGGACTTCTCGATGTCGACGACCTTCTTGCCGTCGACGGTCTTGTACACGAGGTCGCGGGCGCCGACGAGCTGCTCGCGAATGTCCTTCGCGTCGGAACCGATCGCCGCGTTGAACGCGCGGGTGAACTCGTTGATCTTGTCGACGTCTGTGGCCATGGTGGTGCCTCCAATTCCGAAGAGGGTCTTGAGTTGTGGGATGGTCAGGTCGGTGTAGTTGGCGTCGCACGGCCCGAACGGTGCGCACGGCACGCGGTCGGAGTACTGGTGCGCGAACCGATTCGGGTACGCATAGGACTCGCCCGGGCGGACGCCGTAGTGCGGCACGACGAGCGGGAGATCCCCGCGCGACCGCCACAGGGCGGGGTCAGCTTTCGGGTTGTAGTAGCCGATCACCCGGGATCCGCCGAGCCACTGACGGACTCGCCGGATCTCGTCGTTGATCTCGGCCGAGTGGTCCCGGATGGGGATGGCGCCCTGCGACGAGCCGGCGCCGGACTCGACGTCGACCATGCACACGATGCGCGGGTCGATCTTCCCGCCGCGGGTGACCACTTCCCGCCACAGGTCGCAGTTCGCGGCGCCCGGGCGAAAGAAGTAGTACGGGATGACGATGTCGAGGTCGCCGCTGTCGAGCGCTGCGAGCGCCCAGTCGAGATTCGCGGCGGCGTTCTTGTCGCGCTGGTCGCCGCTGTTGGTGCGAAATGAGAACACCCGATGGGGATACTCGTCATTCGCGAGACGCTGGAACTGGGAGACGTCGGCCCAGTAGGTGCCCATCAGCGGCTCACCGCCTTCTCGAGGACCGCGGCGAGACCGTCGGTGAACGTGTCCAGGCCGAGCTGCGGCCAGCCGTCGAACTCACCGAGGTCCCGGGACCCCGAGCCGCACAGCTGCTCTCGAGAGTCCTTGATGTCGGAACCGATCGGTCCCATGAATCCCTGGGTGAACGCGTTGACGCGACCGACGTCGAGAGCAGCAGGGGCGACCGAGTCGACCAACCGTCCGTTCTTGATCCGGCGCTGCACGAAGTCGATGAGCTTGGCCGAGGCCCCATCCCCGGCGGCGGTTCCGGCGCCGAGCTGGTAGTGCATCTCGTCTGCCCGCGACCAGTCGGCGCCCCAGAAGATGTTGCCCTCGAACAGGGCGAGACCGCGCCGGACCTTCGCGATGCGGTCGGCCGGCATGACGCGCCGCCCCCACGGGTACTGGGTGGCGTTGAGGTCGACCCCGGTGCCCGACAGGTGATTCGACGTCGCGACGTCGTTGGTGTTCGACCATCCCCAGTCGTCGAGCGGCTTGTACAGGTCGATGGGCTCGACGTTCTCGTGGTACCAGCGGACCCACGCGCCGAGTACCTCTGCTGCGTAACCGGATCTGACGTGGAGGCCCATGCCGGCGACGGTGACCGTGACGCACTCGTCGCGGTTGCACATCCGCCAACCGTTCTCGGAGTACTTGTAGCCGTACGCTGTTCTGAAACTCATTGCAGTGTTGCTCCTTTCATTCGCTCAGTGCTGCTCGTGTGAGCCAGGTGCCGAATCGGCGGATCTTGCCCAGGGCGATGGACCCGGGTTCGCGTTCGGCGTCGGGTCGGCCGATCTGCAGCGTCAACTTGCCGCGCACGCTGCGTGAGTCCTCGTAGGTGATCTCCTCGAGGTACTCGACCTCGACCTTCCCGTCGGCCATCTGGACGCCGACGAGGTCGCCGAGCTGCAGGTCCTTCCCGATGTAGTACGGCGAACCGTTCTGCACCGAGATGGCATGCGAGATGTACGGTCTCGTCGCCCAGTGGGCCGACTTCATCCCCGACAGCGTTTCCATCGACAGCCCGGTCGACGAGCTCTCGGCGAACGTCTCCCGGAACCGCCACGGCCCCGCCTCGTTGGCGCGCTGGATGTCCTCGGAGGTGTGGAACGCCATCACGGTGTCCTTGACGACACCTTCGAACGCGCCGAGCTCGAGGTTGGTGAGGAACGGCAGGATCGGTGCCGCCGCACCGCCGGTCGCGGCGACCAGCGCGGCGCCGACCGCCGCGCCGATCCCCGACAGCAGCATGTTCGCGCCCGTCACCAGCAGCGTGTTGACCCACTCGGGAGACTTGCCGCCGGCCGTCACCCGCGACGCCATCGCCGTGTGGGTGGTCTGCTCGTACTCGTCAGCGGGCGTGTACTTCCCGGTGGTGTAGACCGCGATCGGCTTGTTCGCGATCGTCCCCTCCACCTGGTCGAGGTACTTCTGGTAACCGTCGTCGCCCAGGATCGGGTACAGCACCCAGCCGAGGAGGTCGGTGCCCATCTGGATGCCGGTGCGGAAGAACCCGTCGATCGCGGTGCCGGTCCAGCCGACGGGCTGCCCCTTCTCGACGAAGTCGATGATCAGCTTCGGCCGGTCGAGGTGGATGAACTCGGGGAACGGTTGCTCGTCGACGTCGGGGTCGAAGAACTGGTAGACGATCTGCAGGTCGTTCGCCTGGCACACCTCGGTGAAGGCGGTGAGCGCCTCGTCCATCCGCCACGACGCCGAATCCCATTTCGAGGTGTCGCCGAGGAACTTGTTGCGCGGGTTGACGATGATCGGGTGCAGCGCCTTCTTGACGACGTTCCACGCGCTCGGCGAGAACAGGTTGCCCGTCGGGATGGAGAACAGCTCGCCCTGCAGCCGAACGAGGTTCGCGGTCAACGCGAGCGCGCACATGCTGGCCGACGGGCCGAGCCCGAACCAGTACTTGATCGGCTGGAACTCGGCCACCGACCACGGGCACGGCCACAACCGGATCCACGCCAGATGCTCGAGCGCGCCGATCGCCTCGACCTCGTAGTAGCGCTTCAACCCCTTGCGGGTGCGGGTGAACTTCGTGATGAACCACAACGTCGTGTAGCCCGGGAGCCGGACGACGATCGGCCGGACCGTCGCCTTCGGCTGCCCGTCGAGGTAGTCGCCGTAGTGGTCATCGCAAGGCAGCAACATCGTCAGCCCGCCGGCCGCCGACTTCTTGTCGGTGAACTTCAGATCCTGGTAGTCACCGGAGATCGACCAGATCGCCATCTCCTTGGTGCGGAGCTCGACGACCGCCTTCGGGTTCTTGTAGGTGTCGCGTTCGGTCTGTTCGTCGTGGGTGAGCGTCGCGAACGCTCCGCGGACGCTCACAGCAGACCCTCGTACTGCTGGCGGCAGATGACCCACAGCTCGGTGTTGGTGTTGCCGCCGGTGACGGTGATGTCGACGCGCGTCACCTCACCCTCGGGAACCGGGTGGGTGTACTTGCGGCCCTTCATCAGCGGCCACAGGTTGCGTCCGGTCTTCGCCGATCGGATCGTCGGGCGCGCCTCGTCGGTGTTGATCAGGATCGTCTCGCCCGCCAGCACGGTGAACGGGTGGTCGACGTCGTTGCCGGCGTACCGCAGCCGCAACCGTCCCGGCCCCTGGAACGCGAACTGCGGCCACGCCTGCCACAGCGGGCCCGGGTAGATCGACACCGACCCCTTGCCGGTGTTGGTCGTGTTCTTCCACGAGTCGGCGTGATCGGCGGCCCGCGGGATCGGGTGCTCGACGATCAGCATCAGCTCGTAGTTGGCGGCCGACGTCCTGCTCGGGTCGAAGGGGAACGTCGGCTTCAGGTAGCCGAGGCGCGCGGCGACCCACCGCCACCCGGTGGAGTTGGTGTACACCGCGAGCCACCCGACCTCGTGCCGGCGGATGAGGGTCCGCAGGTGCTCGACGCGGCGCCGGAAGTCGTCCGGGTTGGCGCCGAGGATGAACAGCGGCACATCGAGTTCCGCGTGGTCGAGGGTTTCGCCGACGTAGTCCTCGCCCCACTGGCGGGCGGCGGCATCGAACAGCGCCTTCACGTCGAGGTGCCCGATGCCGTCGATCCCGCCCGTGGACAGCCACGCACCGAGTTCGGGTGGTGCGGTCTTCTTCGCACCCGATAGGCGGACGCGTTCGCCCTTCGGGGAGATCCACTCGACGATCGTGTGATCGGTCAGGACTGCACGGTTGTTCATCCCCACCCGCCCACGAGTTGTTCGGACCGGGTCGCGCGGCGAACCTCGCGGCCGGTCTTTTGTGCTGCCTCATCCGGGTCATGCGTGTACTGGTTCTCGACCCAGACGAGCGGGGCGTCGCGGTGCCCGGTCGACGACTGGGAGTCGTCGCCTTCGTTCGGCATCCGGCCGCTCGACCGCATCGCCGCGGCACCGAGGTCGGCGACGGACTTGAACTCGGCCGCCGACGGCAACGCCTCGAGCATCGAATCGATCGACGACCACTGCGCGCCGTTGAGGATCGGTTCGGGACGCTTCGACAGGTTGAGCGCGAGGCCACCCGGTTTGAGCCATCCGCCCTGGTCGTAGATCCCGAACTTGTCGACGAGCTCCGTCGCCCTCGGCATACGCTCGGCGTACTTCCCGGGGAAGGCGCTGCGCTGCACCGCCTGTGCCGCGGCACCCATGTCCATCGTTTCCCAGCCGGGAACCTTCATCAGGGCGTCGAAGAACATCGCCGCCGAGCGGTGCGGATCCATCCGGTCGGCGACGGTCCCCCACCCTGCCTGCCGCTGCTGGAACAGACCGATCGAGTCGTGGTCGGAGCCCACTTCGTCGTGCGGGAACTTCAGCGACTCAGGGACCGCGTTGTTCGCCCACATCTTCATCGGGTCGCCCGACTCGACGAGACCCGTTGCGACACCGATGATCGCGCCACGCTTCGACACGCCCATCTTCTTCGCCTGCTCGGTGATCGCGAACGGGTACCGCTCCCAGCCACCTGGCGCGAGGTCCGGCATCTTCGTCGTCGACGGCGTCTGCCCCTGCTCGATCGTCGTGCCGTCGCCGTACACCGGGTCTGTCGCGCTGGGCGTCGTCGTCGTGCTCAGCGAGCTGGTGCCCGCCCCGCCGGCCGTTCCGGCTGATGCGGCGTCCCCTGGTCGCGGGATGAGACCCGAGATGGTGTCGAAGATCTTCCCGAACCCGAAGAAGTCGGCGGTGTCCTTGGCCATCGACTCGGCCGCCACCATCGGGGTGTCGCGGATCGTGGTCGCGCTGGCGCGGTACCCCTCGATCCGGGCGGTGCTGTCCTCGAGCGCCTTGCGCTCCATGTCGTGGCGCTTCTGCACCGCGGCGAGTTGCTGACCGGTGAGGCCCTTGATCTCCTGCTCGTGGCGCGCGGTCATCTGATCGGAGATCTGCTGCTGCGCGGCGCTCGCCGCCTCCGGCGACTGCCCCGAGAACACAGCCCGGAACGCCTCCATCATGTCCTTGACGGTGGTGAGCTGGTCCCAGTTGAGGACCGCCTCGGGCTTGCCGGTCTCGTTGCGCACCAACGACAGACCCTTCGGCAGGTAACCGCCCTGGTCGCGCAGCAGGCCGCCGAGAGCCTTGAACGGCGACTTCACCACGTTCGTGACGATCGAGGTGACCTTCTTCGCCGCGTCGTACGCGCCCTTGAGCTTGTCGCCGAGTTTCGCCGCCAGATTGAACGCCGTCTCGATCGCCTTCGTCTTGGTGATGTCGAAGATCTTCGGCGGGATTCCCAGCCACTCCGGGGGCGGCGAACCGACGATCGACGTCAGGCCCTGCTTGATGGGATTCAGTGCCTTGTCGATGATCTCGGAGATCTTCTTCTTGACGATGTTGAGCATCTCTGCGGTCGACGGGCCGCCGAATCCGTCGGTGACGAGGCCTTCGGGCACGACGTTCGGGTTGACGTTCTGCGGCTTCCACCACAGGTGCGGGTGGTCCATGTGGTTCTGCGTTGGCGATCCGCGGTCGCCCATCGGCTCGCGCCGCATCTTCGGCGGGTACCACATCGCCTGCTGCCAGATGGAGTGCTGCAGTGGGAACTTCGGGTTGTTGGCGTGAGCGAACGCATTCACCTGGTCGCCGAGCTTCTTGTCCGAGCCGACCATCACGTCGAGGGCACGGCCCGACGGGTGCTCGTCGAAGTTGTCCTGGCGGTAGCCGCCGATGTCCTTGATCTTCGGCCACAGCTTGAAGATGATGCGGCGCATCAGCTGACCGATCGCCTGCAACCCGCCCTCACCGGGCATCGGGGAGAGCTTCTGACCCGCCGCGACCGCGCCGCCCTTCTCGAATCGAGGCAGCGGGCCACCCTCGGACACCGGGCTCAGACCGCCGGGGGTCCAGGTGAACGGGCGGCCGGAGTCGACCATGCTGCGCATCCGGTACATCGCGCCGTGACCGCCGGCACGCCGAACGTCGCGCACATCCCACACGTGTTCGTCGGGCATCATCAGCGCGTGGACGGAGTCCTTGCCCCGCTTGGCACCCGAGCCCATCGGGACCGGGCCGCCGTCCTTGAACGCCACCTCGGCGACAGGCTTCATCGGGTTGAGCCCGGGGAGGAACCCGGCAATCGTGTTCCACGCGGGTAGCAGGCCCTTGTTCCAGACGGTGCCGAGGACGAAGTTGATCGGCTTCGCGACGAAGCTCTTGATCTTGTCCCAGGCGTTGCCGATCCCGGTGACGATGGTGTCGAAGAATCCACCGACCGCACTCAGTCCGGACTTCAGTGCATCCCACGCTGGGGTGATGATGTTGTCGACGACCCAGCTGATCCCGGCGCCGAGGGCATCCCAGGTGGGCTTGATCACGTTGTTCCACAGGAATTTGAACGCTTCACCGAGGATGTCGAGGCTGCGTCGGAACGAGTCCCACACCGGCTTGATCAGCGAGTTCCACACCCAGCCGATGACGGCGCCGATCGCGCGCATCGCCGGGCCGATGACGGTGTTCCACAGCCACATCACGACCGGTCCGATGACGTTGCGGAACAGGCCAACCCACAGTCCGAAGTAGAGCTTGACGGCGTTCCAGGCGACGCCGATCACCCATTTGATGGCGTTGAACGCTGGTGTGACGACGTTGCGCCACAGCCACATCACGACGGCACCGACGGCGCGGAGCGCGGTCATCAGCGCGGGCCACACAGTCTGCTGCAGCCAGGACCACACGACCGCGACCGCCGCCTTGATGCTGTTCCACGCGGTGGTCCAGATCTTGCGACCGATTTCGGTCTTCGTGAAGAACAGCACGAGGCCGGCGATCAGCGCGCCGATCGCGACGATGATCCAGGTGATGGGGCTGGTAGCGATCGCGAGCGCGATGCCAAACGCGGCAGTCGCGGCAGTTGCGATGCCCGTCGCGACGGACCCTGCGAGTTGGGCCACCTTGTACGCCGCGAGAGCGATGGTGTTGCGGCGGATCGCTGTTGTGCCGGCGCCGGTGGCCGCGGCGTACACGCCCTGGGCGACCGACGCGACGGCCATGACTGCGTTGTAGAGCGTCATCGCCATCGTGATCGCCTTGACCGTCACCGCGAGGGTCAGCAGCAGCGGCGCCATCGGCCCGAGGTGGGACATCACCGTGGCGATGTGGGGCGCCATGACGGCGAGGATCGTGGCCCACGGCGAGAATGCCTGCACGATTCCGGGGATGATCGGGGCGAGGTTGGTGAGCGCCTGCCCGAGCGCCGGCATCAACCGTTCGGCCATCTGCACGAGTCCGGGGGTCGCCTGGGTGATCGCGGCACCGATCGACCGCATCCCGGGCGCGAGGCCCGACGCCGAGATCTGACCGAGCCGCATGAACGCGGTCCACAGCGGGCCGACGACCGCGGTGACGTTCTGGATGACGGTCTTGACCTGGTTGAACGCGTCGGTGAAATACTGCTTGATGCGGCCCGACTGCTGAGCCTGGACGAGCATGTCCGACAGCGACTTCGCGCCCTCCGTCGCGCCCGCCACCATGGGGGCAAACGCCTCCCCCGCGCCGGCGGCGATCGAAGCGAGTCCAGGTGCGAGCGCACCGAGCGCGGTACCGGCCTGCGCCGCCATCCCTGACGAGGTGCGCAGCCACGACGACACGATCGGGATGCCCTGCGCGGAGTTCATCCAGTCGACGACAGACCGGGCGCCGGTGTTGAACCCGCCCGTCACGGTGCGCAGTGCGCCGCCAAGTCGTGGGAGCCAGGTGTCGGCGAGCTGCGGAAGTCGCTCGGCGAGACCGGCGAACAGGGTGTCCTGCACGCCGCGCTGCATCGCGTCCCATGCGGGCTTGACACCCATCGCGGACTCGACGAACGAGCGGGCGTTCGTGGACAGCTTCGCCATCGCCTCGGCCTGCTTGTCGGCGGCCGCGCTCGCACCGGTGTCCTTCGGTTGGCGGGCGTCGGCGAGCGCCTCCTGGGCGTCCCTGGTGGCTTCGGTGGCGTCACGCAGCCGCTCCTGGGCGGCGACGACCTCGTCGGAGCCCTCGACACCCTTGCGTCGGGTGGAGGCCGCGTCCTTCGCGAGGTCGTTGTTGTCGCGCTGCACCTCGGCGAGCCGCAGTTCGGCTTCCTGCACCGCGAGGACCGCACGCTCGCGCTCGGTGCCGGTCTCGAATCCGCCCTTCGCGAGGTCGGCGCGCGCCTCCCGCAGCGACAGCTGGGCGTCGCGCTCCGACAGTGCGGCGCCACGCAACTGCAGATCGAGGTCGCGGAGCTTCTTGCGGGCGTCGTCGCGGGCCTTCGACACGTCTTCCTGCGCGTCCTTCTCGGCCTCGACCGCCTTCGTCAGGCCCCGTTCGGCGCGCGCGATGTCCTTGGTGTTGTCGACGACCTTTGCCGCGCTGCCGGCGCCGGAGGTGCCCATCTCCTTGAACGCGTCGCCGACGCCCATCAGGCCGACCTTCAGTCCGGCGATGGTGGCGCCGAGAGCGGAGAGTCCGGCGATCGCGATGCCGCCGGCCGCCGACCCGAGGGTGACGATCGCGGCGCTCAGCGCGGCGAGAGCGGGCGCTGCGGTGCTCGCGATGCCGATGAGGGCGGCGAGTCCGACGGTGAGCATGCCGATCACGCGGGTGACGCGCATGACGCGGCCGAGGGTGCGGACTGCCGCCGACAGCACCAGCACCGCGGCGGTAGCGCGCGCGACGTCGCGGGCGAGACGACCGGCGAGTGCCGCGACGGCTCTCAGCCAGCCGGCGAGTTTCGCCAACCCCTGACCGGCGAGGAGCCGCATCGCGACGGCGCCCGCCATCACCTGCACGGCGAACCCGCGCATGATCCTCGACGCCCACATGGTGGCGGTGGCGATCGTGCTGATGTGCCGGACGGTTCCCCGGAACCCGGCGTTGACGAGGCCGACAGTGGCGGCGATCCCGACGAGGCCGTTGCGGACGCCGCGGACGAACCCGCGGCCGTAGTTGCGGCCGTGCTCGTCGCCTGCCCGTGTGTAGTCGATGTGGTTGAGGCCGTCGTTGATGCCGAGTGCGCCTTGGTGGCCGGCGGTGCGGCCGATGCCACGCATCTGGGCGGCGAGCTTCGCCATCCGCGCCTTGACCGAGTTGACGCCGATGTTGCCGCGGGACAGGCCGTCGTCAACGCCGCGCGCCGCGGACCGTCCGGATTCGCGGCCGCCGCGCGCGAACTCCTTCTCCATCGCGGCGGAGCCCGCCCGGGCAGCGCCCGACGCCTCCTTCACCACAGTGGCCATGAACCCCTTCGCCGAGGGAGCTACGGGCACGTACACGACATCTTCGGCCAACGGATTCCACCTCCGATCTGGGTAAGAGAGACAGAACGACCCCCGAAAGCTGTTGCCGTCGGGGGTCGTTCAGAGAGAGTCGAGGAACGCCATGACCTCTTCAGACGAGTGGTCACCACGGTTGCCGTACTTCGTCGGCTCGTCCTCGTCGACGTCGGACCACGGGTACTTCGGGTGCTCTTTGGGCACCGTCACCTTGGGTTTGCCGAGCCGGTTGGAGATGCTCGCGGTCTGAATCTGCAGGAGACGCACCTGCATCCACAGCAGTTGCTCGATCCAACCCCACTGCTGCCCATTGGTTTTCGCCTGATCGATCGCCGTCCGGCCCTGCGGCAGACCCTCGATCAGCACCCGCAGTTTGCGGAGGGTGATCTCGCCGCGGTGATACCGGGCGAGAACACCCCGCGCGTTGGCCGGGTCACACAGACCCGGGTACCTCGCGTCTAACGCTGCTTCGACTTCTTCGACGCCGCGCGGCGCGAGGAGCGATTCCGCCGAGTAGGGTTTCCCTGCAGCTCGTCGCGAATCTTCTTGCCGTAGTCGGTGAATGCCTGGTTGAACATCCACGACTCACCGCCGGCCGCGAGGAACTCCTCGTACTGCGTCTCACCCATATACCAGGCGGCGACGTCGACGTCGGCGGTCAGCGGCTCGAGCTGATCCTTCTCGTCGTCGGTGAGGAACTGCATGTCCCGGACCACCCAGTCGCGGCCCTGGAACTTGAAGGTGAACGTGTCACCCTCGGTCTTCTCGAACGACTTGCCCTCGAAGTCGAACGTGTACACCTCCGTGTCACCGTTGGCGCGAGCTTCCTCACGCTGCGCGATGTAGAGGTCGAGATCGATGTCAGCCATGGCAGGCCCCTTTCAGAGATCGGCAGGTCCAGAGGTGGTGCAAGGGTGCGGGGTGGGGCGGACCTGCCAGGGAAACTCCCCGCCCCGCACCCGTCTCGGGGGCTACGGCGTCGGCGGCACGTACTCCTGGAGGCCGGTGGTGTCCCAGCCCTCCATGAAGATCCGGCGGCGCGACAGCGCGTTGCCGTCGGGGCCGTCCTCGCCCGGGAAGCCGGTGACGGTGACGTTGTAGCCGATCATCTCGTCGGACTTGTAGGTGATCTCGCCGCGCTCGGTCACCTGGGCGGCCGCGAGGCAGGTGCGGCGGGCGCGCGACCCGTCGACGACGGTCAGCACCAGCTTGTGCTGCTTGACGTCGGGCTTGCCCGACTCGTCGAAGAACACCGACCCGTCGTCGTTGAGGAACATGTCGTCCGCGTCGACGCCGTAGTAGAACCCGGCGGTCGCCAGGGTCGACTGCCACAGCGTGAACTCGAGCGTCACGACGGACTTGGTGATCTCGTAGCGGATCGCCGAGTTCTCCTGCCAGGGAACGAATTCCTGGTTGTCCTCGTCGCGGCCCTCGGTCACACCGTCGTCGGAGATGTATCCGAGGTTGGTGTAGCCACCCGGCCCGGTGGTCGTCAGGTTGCTCATGTCGTGCGGGAGCACACCCGCGGTGAGCGATGCGATGTCGATGCGGCCGGTGACGCCGACGCGCGCGGCCTCGGCCTTGAACCCATCGATGGTTGGGACTGCCATCACGTCCTCCTCATTCTGCGTGTAGGCATGTGGAAGCAGCCCCTATCGGAGGGGTCTGCGGTGAACGGTCCTGGCAGGTCCGGATCTGGGGTGCCGCGAGGCGAATCAGGCTGTGTCGCGGCCGATGTGGAAGTGGTACTCGCCGTGTTCGCGCTTCACGCGGGGGTTGAAGTCGGTCGCCCGGGAGAACGCCGACACCTCGATCACCTTCTTGATCTCGATGTCGTCGCGATACACGAGGGAGAACAGGATCCCGCGGGTGCGGGCGGCGTACTCGCGGGACTGTTCTCGGTTGCGTCCGAGGATGTAGAAGTCGGCGGCGAACACGTCGATCAGCGGGCCGCCGCCGGCCTGCCACGGCACCGCCCGGGATCCGCCGGGGACGTCCTGGACAACGACGATCGGGAGGCGGTTCTCGAGCGCCGTCTGGGGTGGGAGTTCGTCGCCGACGTAGGCCAGCGGGAGGGCAGCGTTGAGCGCCCCGATCACCTTCTCGAGGGCGTCGGGGAATCCGTTGTCGGTCATCGGGAGCCGATGGCCCTTCGGAGGGTGCGGCGGCGGACGGTGGTGGAGTTGCCGTGTTCGCCGTCGGCGTCGGTCGATTCGACGTGGACAACGAACCGGCCGTTGCCGATGGTGCGTTCGGACATGGTGATGTCGGCGCGGCCGTCGTTCTCGGCCTGGTCGATACGGCGGGCGCGGGCGGCGATCTCGCGGGCCCGGGCGCGGACGGCGCGGCGCACCTTCGGCATCCGGTTGAGGTCGCGGAACATGCGGTCCGCGTCGATCCGCACCAGATCGTCAGCCACGGCGCAGCTCGTTCTGTCGGCGGATGGCGTCGAGACGGCTCTCGAACTGCTGCTCCGGACCCGGCGCCGGCACGTCCTTGGGCTCCTCCGGCTTCTGCGGCAGCGCAGCGACCGTGCGGACCTGGTCGACGTCGAGGGTGAGGGTCACGACCGCGTGACCATCTTCGGCGACCGCACGTGCTCGGATGCCTGACAGCGGGAACGGCAGATCCTTGCCGTCGAACACGACGACATCGCGGTTATAGTCGAGGACGACTTCGCAGGGAGTGGCGTCAGACATGGCAGGGCAGGTCCTATCCGTTCTTGTATTCGAGGGTGAGTTCGACGTGGTCGACGCCGGACTCGAATTCGGGTGCTGGCCACCGCTTGATCTCGCCGACGACGTCGAGGTCGCGGCCCGCGTGAGCGACCCGATCGGTCGGCTCGACGTCGAGGTTCTTGCCCCGCGGGGTGCAGAGCCACCACACGGTGCGGGTGGCGACGCGAGTGCCGTTCTCGTCGGTCTCGTACTGAGTGCGGGGCTGCACCTCGACACCGAACGGCACCGGGAGGCGTTGCGCCCCCTCCCACGACAGCATCTCGCCGTCGGGGTTGTACTTGTCCGACACCTTGACCGGCCGGACGATCTGCACCTGCTCGGTGTAGAACCGCGGCATCAGTAGTCGTTTCGCGGGAAGTTCCACCGCGGCTGCGGCTTCGACGACACACCGAGCTGTTCCCAGTGGTACGGCGTGAACACCAGCAACGCGTCCGGGTTGATCAGCTTTCCCGAGGTGATCTTCTCGCCCACGGTCTCGGAGAACGTGCTGAGGCCGGGCATCGAGGCGCGGGCCTCGTCGGATTCGAGGACCGACCGAACGACCTGGAAGGACACGAGTTTCGCGTCCGGGTCGTCGGCAGCGAGGCCGGGCACCTTGCGGCGGATCCGGCGCGCCGCTGCGGCGAGGAGCTGCTCGGCGTAGACGCGTTCGGCGGTGGAGAGGGGACGCCACTGTGCCACGAACTCATCGGTCGTCAGGAACGGTGCCGTCCCCTCTCCACTCGTCACGCCAGCGCCTCGATCAGCTCTTGCTTGTCGAGCTTCTCGGCGTCCTCGGCCTTCCAGCCGCGAGCCACGGCGTACTCGACCCACACCTTCTTGGTGGCGGTGATCTTCGGCCGCACAGGCTCAGCGAGCTGCGAGTTGAGCTCGCTCACCGTGGTGGCCGCGTCGCCGCGCGCCTCCTCGACGTCGGTCTGTGCATCGGCGAGCTCCGCGGTCGCCTGCTCGAGTTTCTGGGCCGCGTCGACGACCTCCTCGACCTCGGCGGCCGGTGCGATCGCACCGGCCGCGAGGAGCCGCGAAACCTGATGATCGGGCAGCCCCGTCACGGCATCGCCGCGCCGGTACTTGATCACCCTGATCGGGTGGCCCTTGTCATCGCGGTCGACGACGAAGTCGAAACGCGATGCGGTCAGGACGAACTCAGCCATGACTCAGGCCACCAGCCCCGTGAGCCAGAGAGCGGCCTTCGGCTGGTCGAGGCCGATGGCGCGCTTGTGCGAGGCGTCCGAGCGCCAGGTCTCGCGCGGGCCGCCGTTGGGGCCACCGCCCTCGGGGTACAGCGTGGTGAACTGCAGCGGCCGGGTGTCGGAGTAGAAGCCGACCGTGCCGCGCTCGAGGATGAGCGCCTTGTCGACCGGGAACGTCCGCGACTTGATCACGTTGAGTCCCATCAGCAGACCCGGGATCGCACCGGTGTAGGCGATCGACTCGTTCGCCACGTTGCCCTGGTACACCTTCAGGATCTGCTCGTTGTCCATCAGGGTGGCGAGCAGCCCGGGGTGGAGCACGATGGTGTCGGGTTCGAAACCGTAGTACTCGTCTTCGGTCGCCTCATCCGGTGTGGCGGTCGAGATCTCCTCGATCGCATTCGCCAGGTCGGTGCGCGGCTTGCCCAGCGGGTCATCCCACGGCTCGGACACAGGCATCGTCGGGACGGCCGGCGAGGAGAACAGCGCCTTCGCGCCGCGATCGTTCGCGCGGACGAAGGTGTTGCGCAGACCGGTGATCTGCTTGTTCACCGCGTCGATCTTGTTCTCGTCGATCATCTCCTTCGAGATGCGAACGCCGAGAGCCTTCTTCGTCGCGTACGCGGCACGCGGCAGGCCGAGTCGACCGGCGCTCACCGGGATCTCGCCGAACTCGGCGACATCCTGGACGTCGTCGTCGAGGAATGTCGGATCGCCTTCGCGGAACGCGACGACACCGGCGTCGTTCTTGCCGCCGTTGCGGAGCAGCGCCTCGCTGATGAACTGATTCTCCATCAGCTCCTTCAGCTTCGTCGGCACCCACAGCGGGTTCTTGACGAGGTCAGAGACGGTCAAGCTCGGTCCGTCGCTGACGCTCACGAGGGTGTTGGCCATGAGGATGGTCCTTTCGGGTTCGTGTCTCAGGCGAGACGGATCAGGCCGACTGCCTTTTCGGACACGTCGACGCCAGCGGGTTCGGTGCAGATACCGACGATCGTGCGGGCGTCGGGGGTGGCGCCTGCCGGTGTGACCTGGCCGTTCGCCGCGGCGATCAGCTTGTCGCCGAACGTCGCGTCGGCGGCGTAGGTCACCTTCACCTCGGTGCCGGCGTACGCGACGGCCACCGTGGTGGGGATGGGCGCGAGGGACACGACCGGGCGGCCGATCGCGTCGGTGCCGTTGGCGCCGGGGAAATCCTCGGGTGCGACAGCGTCGGTCAGCGCGACGCCGAGCACCTTGAGGCTGCCCGCCGCGGCGACACCGATGCGGCCACCGGTGCGGGCCTCGACGAGCTGGCCTCCCTTGATGACCTGATTGTCGGCCGGGGTGAAGGTCTTCGGGCCACCCTGGGTGACCTGGACGATTCCGGGCATGTCAGACGCTCCAGTTCTTGTAGGCCGGGTCCTCGCGGACGTCGGCGGTGTCGGCAGGTTCGGTCGAGTGGCCCAGCTCGTGGACCGGGACGGCGGAGTTGGGCGTCATCGATGCCAGCAACTCGCGGGCGTGTTCGGGGTTGGCGTCGAACGACTTGCGCCAGGTCTCCTTGTTCGCCGGGGTGATCCGGCCCTCGGAGATCGCGGAGTTGAGCGTCGTCTCGATGCCCGCCTTGCGCTCGTTCTCCAGGTACTCGGCGAACCGGGCGCTGTTGGTCTCGAGCGTCGCCAGGCGTCCGGCGTCGATCGCGACGACCCCGTCGGGCAGTCCGGCGCCGGCCGATGCGGCGGCGGGAGTTCCCGACGGTGTCGCGTCGCCCGCCGGCGGCGTGCCGTCTCCGGTGGTCGTCGAGTCCTCGGTGTTGTCGGCAGCCTTCTGCGCGACCTCCTCGGCGGCACCGATGATGCCGTCGAGGTCGACGTCGTCCTCCAGTCCGAGAGCGGTGCGGAGGGCCGCCAGCTGCTCGTTCGTGATCTCCACGTCTGAGCCTCCTTCGGTGGTTACCCCGTCCGCTCCCGCGGCGGGCTTCGATGTCCCGACCGGGCGGCCGGGACGGGATTCGGCGCGCGATGCGAACCGAACGGCTGGGGCCGAGGCGGCGACCTGCTCGGGTTCGCCCTCCTCGGGAGTCACGGTCACCGGGGTGGAGTCGACGTACTCGACCGTCACCTTCACTGGCTCGCCGAACGTGACGTCGTTGTCCGCCACGGTGAACGGCACCTTCAGCAGCGTGCTGTCGGCGTCGTTCTGCACGATTAGCTGCGGCGGGTCGACGAGCATCTCCCGAATCCACAGGTTGTAGTTGGTGGCGGCTGGACCGTTGTAGTACGCGGCGCGCACCTGATCGACGGTCACGGACGCCAGAGCTGTTGAGGCCATGGCCTTCTCCTTCTCCTGCGGCGCTTTGGCGTACAGGTCGTACAGGGATTCGAGAGTTCCGATGCCGGGGCGCTCGACACCGAGGAGCGCGACCGCGTGCAGCACGAACGGGTGGGTGTGGCCGAGCTGGCACACGTAGTTGTGTTCCCACTCGCCCGACCGGTCGGCATAGGCCGATGCGATGACCGAGCGGCCTTCGGTGTCGGCGGTGGCGAGCCACGCTGGCACACCGACGAAGTCGCCGACGAGGGTCTGCCCGTCGTCGGTGATTGCGAGATTGTCGACGAGCCCTATCGTCGGGTCTCCGGGACCGTCGGAGTGTCCGGGTTTGAGGACCGGGCGTCGTACCGCAGGGCAGTCGAGCGCGGCGACCGCGGAGGCGAAGTCCTCGGCGGTCGGATGCCATCCGGCGATGTTCGAGATGTTCCAGGTGCCGACCGAGCCGAGCTCGACACGAGGGATGGTCGCGAGGACCGGCGTCGCGGGGACGTCGACCATCAGAACAATGTCCCCTGGTCAGCGCCAGCTGTTGCGCGCTGTGCAACAGTTGCCCGCGTGCTCGCGGCCGGCGCGACGGGCGCCAACCCGGGCGTAGGCTGCGCCGGTGGCGTGTCGTCGGTCTTCGCGGGAATGCCGAAGTGCTGGCGCACTTTCTGCTCGACGAGGATGTCGGGTGACAGCAGGCCGGCTTCGACGAGCATCTTCAGCGCCGCGGCGGTGGCGGTCTGGTGGGAGCCGATCTCGTCGAACACCAGCAGCGGAGCCTGCTCGTCGAGACCGAAGTTGATGTCGACGAGGTCCTCGATCACGTGCGCGTTGCCGATGTCGCGGGTCTGCTCGCCGACGGTCTGCACCGACTGGGAGAACGTGTGCTCCTGGACGCTGGCCAGCGCGTACGAGCCGCCCTTGCCCTCGAGGTTGAGGAAGTGGGCGAGACCGGCGATCGCGATCATGTTGTCGTGGTAGGCGATCGCGGCGCCGATATCGATCAGGTTGCCGTTCGGGGCGACGAGCTTCAAGTCTGCGCCGAACGGGAGACCGACGCCTGCGTTGTCGCCGCCGCGATACGACATCGCCATGTCGGCGAGCTTGTCGACGTCCTCATCGGAAGCGCCGTCGGCGGCCGTCGCGACCGGAATACCCATGCCGGTCCGCCGGATCGCCATCGCCTGGTACCGGATCAGCTCGTCCTTGATCAGCCAGTGCTTGAAACTCGGCCGCAGCAGCGAGTTCCCCACCCACATGCCCGGTTCCATGTCGCGGGTGTAGACCACCAGTCGGCTGATCGGGATGGACAGAGGCTTCGGGCCGTAGATCACCTTCGCAGTCGACGCCGGCGCGGCCTGCTCGATCGACATCAGCCCACCGTCGAGCGCGACGTTCCAGTTCGAGATGGTGCGCTGCGGTCGCGGAGCGAGCTTGCGTAGCCAGAACTTGCCGTTCTCCTCGCGGTACACCTGCTCGAACACGCTGTGCCCGTACGGCAGAGCGGTGAGCGCCTGCGGGAGGTGATGCTTCCACGAGAACCGGCCTTTCGACCGGCCGTAGTTCAGTTCGTCCTCGGCGCCATCGATCGGCAACCGCATGTTGCGGGCCACGAACTCGACGACCTCGTCCCGGGCGCCGTTCGGCGCGATCCGCCACTGCGCCCGCAGGATCGGCAGCGTAATCGCCGCCAAAAGCGACGACACCCGCGAGTCCTCGCGGAGCATCCGCGAGAACGTCTGCACCGACGCCGGCCACTGCAGGTCAGGGACACGCTCGAACATCTCCCACTGGGAGAAACCCGCCTCAGACGCCGAGATCTGACCGTGCACATAGCCCTTCTCACGGATCGCCGGTTTCGGCGGCTTCACCACTGGTTCAGTTGCCACGTGTCACCTCCCTAGAATCCCGCTGCCATCAGGTCCAATTCGCCAGTCACCCGGCTCGTACTCGTCCGCTGCCCAGTGCCGCGCGACGGCGACGCCGGCTTCTTCTTCGCCCGCGTACCGAACGTGATCAGCGCCCACCGCGCCAACGTGATCGCCTTCAACGGCGCCGCCGAATCACCCACCGAGTCGTCCCACACGAAATCGCCCTTCGGCAGGTCCCGTTTCGTCGCATCCGCCACCGCATCCCGAAGGATCTCGGCGTCACCGGCGTGCGACAGCTGCCCCGACGTCGCATCATCGAGGAATCCGCCGCACGCCTCCGCGTACTGCGACGCCGACAACAGCTCCGGCTCGACCTCCGCCGCGATCAGCAGCGGCACAGCCGACTTCGCGAGGTCGTGCGAATCCATCACCAGCGCCACCGGATCGGACCGCTCGAGCACCGCCATCACGAACCGGACGACTTCCTGCGCGGTCGCCTGCCGGAAGTACCCCACCTCGACGTGCACCTTGCCGTCGACCCGATGCTGCGCCGCGGCCAACGCCCACCGATCCCGGGACCGTGTCCGCGACAGCGCCAACGCGATCGGCCCGGTCAGTTTCGGAGTGAGGCACCGCATATCCGACCACTCCTCCAGGTCGACCAGCAGCTCGACATCGTCCTCGGGTTTCGGCCAATGCCCGCGGTTGAGGAACTCCAGCTCGAAGATGCGTCGCTTCCTCGACGTGTTCGCGTTGCGGGCCTTCGTCCGCAGGAACCGCGGCTTCTGGATCACCCCGTACGACGGGTTGACGAACGCCCACGTGTCGGGGTCGTCGAGCGGCATCCCGTCCTCCGGGGACCACTCGGCGAAGTACAGGTCTTCCTCGCCAGCGAGGCCGCGTCGCCGGATCGCCGCCAGCACGTGGCAATTCGGCATCGTGTCCTCGTCCACCGCGGTGGACAGGTAGATCGTTTGTGCGTTCGCCGCCGCCGTCTGCGTCGGGTCGAGCGCACCCGTCTGGGTGTCGGTCAGGTTGTACGCCTCGTCGTAGATCACGAGGTCCACCTCGTCGAAACCCTTACCGAGGTCAGCCGACCGGGTGACGAACGCGCACCGCGCGCCCCGGTCGGTCACGATGAGTCCGCGCCCACCCGAGCACACGTGCTGCACGACCCGCCGGTTCAGCCACGGGCGGGCCTCGATGATCGCCCACACGCGCTTGTACACATCCTCGGCGGTCGGCCAGCGTTGCGCCGAGTACACAATCCGTTCGCCCTGACGGTCGTTCGCCAGGAACAGACCCCACAGGATCCGCAGAATCACCAGCAGCGTCTTGCCGTTCTGCCGCGCGATGATCGCCACGCACTCCGGATGCGTCCACAACCCATCCGGACGGCGCCGCATCCACGCCCGCAGCATCGTCGCCTGCCACGGCATCGCCTTCTTACCGACCCGGCGACCCAGCTCGACCGCCTTCACACCGTCGGTGTCGTCGCCATCCCACTCCGACAACAGCCGCGGTTCCTGCCGGCCTTCCAGCCGCGGCCACTCCGACAGGTCAGAGCCCGGAGAGGCCGTCTTCGTCGCCGCTGCCACCGGAACCCCCTCCGGGGTTGCCGCCGCGCTGCCTGTCGATCTCCGCGAGCAGCTGACGCAGCGACGTCGTCTGCTGACGCGCCTCCGCGAGAGCGTGATCGACACGCACCTCGATGACCGAGTCCTTCCCGGTCACCAGCTTCGTCCACGTCGTGACGTCGCCAGACAGGATCAGATCCAGCTTCGCCAGCCGATCCACCAGCCTGCCGACCTCGCGGATCATCAACCGCAACGCGACGGAGTCACCCTCGAGTGAAAGCTCCTCCACCACATCCGAACCGCGCATATCGAGGGCCAGCGTCAACAGAACCCTCCGATTCCTGCCCGAAACCCCCAGGTCCCCCGCAAAAAAATCCCAC